TGTGTATCTAAATTAGAATACCAAACACTTGAATATCCTTTACTCCATTGACAAATTCCATAATAATATTTATTAGAGGCAGTTGGCTGTAAAGATAAAGTATTACCGCCACATTCTGCCATCATATTGCCCAAAATACCAGCGCAAACCGCGTCATTCCATCCTTGGTCTTTCATATAAAGCCAAATTTCTGTTGCTACTGGGTAAGTAGATGATTTATCATTCCATTGAGAATTAATTTTATCTAAACGATTCTGATAAATTTCCAAATATCCATTAGCAGTTTCATATTCTTTTTTAGCAAATTCAATAATAGGATGATTTTCATCATACCCTAATGCTCTTGTTGCTTCGGCTAAGTCATGAGCACTATTTACAATCTCTTGATACTCTTGGATTAGAGATTTGAGCTCTTTACGATTAACTGTATCATTAATTTCTCTATCCATAGGCTCCATATCAATAGTTTCTTCTGGTAAAAAATTATATACAGTTGATGATTCAGAAGGGATGTAAGCTTCCGAAAAAGTAGTGATTTCGCTATAATTTAAAGCAAAAGCTAATGTTTGTAAAATAAAAATTAATACAAAACAAATAATGCTTCCTGCTAAAATCTTATATCTTTTCATAAATGATTTCCTCCTAATAGGTTTTTTAAGTCTATTAGTCGTAGTGTCAATTATTAAAAATAATAAGCAGCCCTATCTACAATTTCGTAATCTTCTATAATAATCTAAGGACTAATATTATTATTCCATATATTTCGTTCGCATTTACCAACGATATTAATTGTCACATAACCCTATTCAGAATACAATTTCTCGTATTCCTCCTCGGACGACTTAAACTTGATTAAACTGATGCCATCTGGCATAGTTATCTTCAAGGTAGGATTTTTATCTTTTGACATTAAAGTTAAATTATTTGATGTAACTTTTATTCCTTCAACGGCAATAGATGCTTCTTCTACCCCTTGGCCCCAAAGTGGTTTAAGTTGAGCGATATCAATAATATCTTTTCCGACTAAATCATTAGTGTGATAAATAAAATCAACACTATAAATTGGGGTGAAATCAAAATCTTGTAAAGCAGAATTCGCATATTCAATAAATTTATCAAAATTATCATCAATAATACCAAATCCAAAAGCATTAGGATGTCCTTCCGCATACATAATTAGATTTGATTTTTGACAAAATTCTCTAAAGTCTTTAAGTGCGGATTTGTCGTATCCTCTGCCGGAGCCTTCCCAACAAATTTGTTGAGTTTCTTCATCTATTGTTTTATTAAGAATTAAAACAGGACGTTGATATTTGCTCATTAATTGATTGGCCATTAATCCAGTCAAATTTTTATCAGCAGCAAATCCATCTAACTTAATTCCTAAGATTTTATTACTTAAAAGATTTTGATTTGCGATTATCTATTCAATTTTTTCCAAGCTAGTGTCTCTGATTTTAGTTTGCCTATTCTTGATATTAGTACAATTACGACAAGCTTGTTCTACTCTTGTCTCTGCTTGACCTTTACATCCACGTTTTGTTGAAGGGACAAGTTCGTATCCCTTAAAATCAAGCATTGACTCGAATAGCATGAGCTTTTCTTCTTGCGTCCCAACACGAGTAGTTGCATTAACTAAAGGAGCAATATAGAAAGCTACTCCAATAGGCGTAATCTCATTATTAAAATGAAACTAATCTCTATTGATTATGCCTCTGAAGTAAGGATTGGTGATTTGTTGTAAGCCTTTATTAATTAAATGTTTTGTTTCAAAATCACGCATATCCATCATGTCAGCCACCATTCCAAGGGCAACTAAATCCAGTATATGATCCGCATACTGAACATTCATAAGTTCATCAATATAACAACAAAACTTATAAACCATTCCTACGCCAGATAAAGATTTAGTTGGATAATCACATAATTGGTTGTTAATAATACAAGCATACTATGATATTTTATCAGCTTCATGGTGGTCTATTACCAACACGTCAATACCATTTTTATATAAATATTCGTGTTCTAAATAATCATTTGATGAAGAATCTGGAGCAATTACTAATTTAATATCTTTATCAATACTATCTGGTATAATTCCGTGTTGTTTTCCTGCATGGACACGATAAAAAATATTGTTTTGCACAAACGCAGGAAAAAGACAGTATAAGTAATTCATGAGTGCGGCCGCCGAAGTATAGCCATCACAATCACTATCTACCTATATAAGAACTTTGTCATTTTGTGCAATATGTTTGACGAGCATTTTTGCACCATTTTCTATTCTATCAATAGTTGCTGGTTCGATAATGTCGTCATCAGTGGTATTAAGATAATGAGGAATATCTTGTAATTTAATTCCTCTATTGGTTAGCACCTGTTCGACCGCCGAATACTGCGGGATGCGAGGGGCTTTTAGTTGATAGTCCATAGGCTATTCAACCTCCTTTCATAATACCACCACTATTATTTAAGAATTTCTATAATTTACTTATTCATATCAGTCCTCTCCTACTGGATTACCATAGTAATGATAAGCAGTATAAGGAAGGGCTTTTGTGCATGGAAAAATAATAGTTTCAATAACTGAAAGAGGGGTTTGACGAGAAATATAAGAAATATTACACTTATGACCTCTGGCATTTCCAGTAGAAATAACTACTTTCCAATAATCTTCATTTTCAAAAACTATAGAATAACGATTAATAGATTTATTTTTCTCTATTGGTTTTATACCCATTGCTTTATATTGTTCTTCAATTCTTTCTAATTGTTCAGTTCCTTCAATAAAAGTATTACACCAAACAATACCTGTCATAAACCGCTCTCTCCCATCTTATGCCCTAATGGACAAATATGAAAAAAAACAGGAATTTCCATTTCCGTATATCCTTTTTCTAAATCTCCATTATATCTAATTACTTTTCGAGTTTCAATTCCACTTGAGATACAATTACTGGTTTTGTCATAATATTTATTACATTTATCGCAATAAATACAACTTCGGAGCAAACTATCTCTTTGTTTTTTTAATCCTTCAATTTGCGCGCTCAGTGAAATAATTGTATCATTTATAGAGATAGGAATATCATAATCATCATTCATATAAATATCCTTTCCTTATATAATTGTAAAAATTTTTCTTTACCATCATCAATTGGTGAATCTTTGTATTTTGTAATCATATTTTTATCAAAAATAAAAGATATAAGCACATCATTTTTAAATTTAGTTCTAATCTTTAAAAGATTTAACTTTAAGTGTTGAAATTCTGCGTCTCCAATTTCTTGGAATTGTCTATCAAAAGCAATTATAATTTCTTGCGCGCCACTATCTAATAATAATTGAATTTGATGCGAAGAAACATTACTTCCGCAACAAGCTACTGATATATTGTTATTCCAACCGAAATCAGTAGCATATTTCAATACTGATTTTTCACTTTCAAAAATTATTGCTTTTTTCATTATGCCAATGGCATTTTTAGACCAATTTAATCCATATAAGTTCATTCCAAGAGGATGATTATATAATTGATTATTTATTTTCATTGGTCTATATTTTCCATATAGCTCCGCTTCGTCTTTGCACATAGTGCGTCCGCGCAAGCCCACAAATCTTCCACTAATATCATAATGAGGAATTGTAATTTGATCGGCTCCTGGATAAAAACCAATACGTGCTTTATTAATTACTTCTTGAGAAATTCCCTCATCAAGCCAAGGAATTATTTTAATATTATAATTTAATCTATTTAAAATAGAATCATCATAATCTTTTAAAATAATTTTATTATTTTTTAATTCAATCTCTTGGATACGAGAATAATTTGATAAAATTTTCCAATCATCTAAAGTTTTACCCATGTCGTCATCTTTTATCATGCCTGATAAACCAAAACGACGAGCAACCCATAAAACTGAATCATTTAAATCAAATTCTTCATCATATTGAATTTTCATTACTTTAGAACATAATTCAAAAATATCAAAAGTTGAATCACATCCTGTGTAGCATTTAAATAATCCTGTATTTTCATAAAAATAAAGTTTTCTGCTACCTTCTCCAGGAGGATTATGACAAATGGTGGAAGAGAGAATCCCGAATTCTGTATATTCAGGATTTCCCCCCCATTCAATTAATAAATCATAAATATTTTCAAGCCCAAGAGCTTGACGAATTTCTGATTTATCAAATACTATCATAAGTAATTACTTTAGAACAATTTCTCATAAGTCCGCACTGTTCATTAACATAATGGACAAGCATTTCTTGCGGACGAAGCTTAGCAAGACTGGGAACAGCTTTATAAGAACGAATAATCTCCTTAGCCATTCTATTACTCATCTTGTATTCAACATTACCACTCTTCATAATTTTTCTCCTTAATTTTAAAAAGCTGACTCTTCTTCAAGAGTAATTTTTATATCATCAATAGGAACAAGTTCATAAGCATATGTAGTACAAAACATAGGAATAATTCTACAAGTTCCTAAATCTGCTTTACACCATAAAATAACTCCTTTATACCTACCACGTCTATTTTTATAGACAGATATTTTAATAGTTGGAGTATCAAATAATTTTGTGTTTAGTATTTTTTCCAATGAAATTAAATCATCATCTTGGACATTTAAAAGAATTGATCCATAATCTACTTTATCGGCAATAGATTTTGCTCCACGCAAAAGATTCTGATCAGGAGTTTTAGAATCAACATAATCACCATTTAATTGTGTTGCTGACATAATAAAAACACCATATTGATTACAGATATCTTTTAATTTGTTAGATAGCATAAAAAGTATATTATCTTCACGAAGTTTTACTCCACCACTACGACGAGTAATTTCTTCAAGAATTTTCATACTTGTATGAATATAGTCATGGAAGATATATTTTACATCGTGATCTCGGATGCCTTTTTTGATTTCATTTTCAACATCCTGTAATGAAAAATCGGGTAATTCACGAATATATAATGGGCTATCTTTAAGAATTTTCGCAGCTTCTATTACTCGTTCTTTTTCATTTCCTTGATATTCATTATAAATAATATGTTCTTCATTTACGTTAGAAAGAAAAGCAAGCATCATTGTTTGAATTTCATTTTTATCTTGCTCTGTAGTTATATACAATACTGGTTCTTGGATTCCATTTTTGATCCAACTTCCAAAAGTATCGTCATATATTTTATTACAAGCAATATAACACGAATCCGCAATCATAGAACGAGTTTTACCTACACCTGTGGCCGCGGAGCGCAAATAAAACTTTTTAAGTCTCGCACCACGAGTAACTGTATTAATTAATGGCCCATATAGAGGACTTCCTGCTATTGGATGTTGCTCTAAATCATCAAGCAATTCAAAGATTCCATCACCTGCTTGAACCGCGACTCCTTCAACGTCATTTACATACTCATATTTAATTTGTTCTATGCGGTCATCAATTAATTGTGCGATATGCTCTAATGAAGAATTATCAAGATTATCTTCTTGTAATTGTTTTTTTTCAGTATCTAAAATATTATCAGGATCATAAATAAAAGAAACATCAATGCCATATCTGTCATAAGCACGAAGTAGAGACATTTTTTTTAAACGACCATAATAATAATCAAATGACAAAGGTTTCGCATTTTCAGAAACTTTCAATAACCATTCTTCACCTTTATTAACTTTAAATGTGGCTTCATATTTAGGTCGAGAAGAAAGAAAATCACTAATATTTTCTAAAGTAATTTTCTAAGCTCCTAATTCATGAATTTTATATATTGCTCCAAAAACAATTCTATGAAATTCATCAGCAAAATCTTCATCAGTTATTGTATATCTATCAGTAAAATCCAAAAGCTAAGGAGTATTATATACGCACCCTATAACTTGTGTAATCGCTGTTGGGTCTACATATTTACTCGGCATTTAAGTCCTCCTATTCATCTAAAAATGTAAAAACTGATCTTTTTCGAGGTTCTTTTTTAGGAATAGGAATTTTTATTTCCTTTAATTTAGGAACGTAATCAATAACATTTTTATCTTTATTGGATTGTTGAATCATCCAAAGATTATAATAATAATTGTAAGCGTCTTTATAAATAAAAGGTATAATACCAATTCCACCATTAGCTTTATTTTTATTATTTCCTTTAACCTCATAAAAATAAACTAAGGCTTTTAACATTCCAGAATATGTATATTGATATTCTCTGATATAATCATTCATTTGCTTGCGGACGCGAGCATTAATATATGATTCTCCCAATAAATTTTTTACATATTCTTCAAATTTTTCTTTATCTAAATCTTCTTTTGTTTTTACTTTTTCGGGCGGATTATGAACTTGTAAAGGAGTGTCTTCATTTTCAGCCTATTTAGCACATTCAGGGTGCGCATATCTTCGAGATTTTATTTGAACATAAGGAAACTTATCTCTATCAAAAGTCTGCTGACAATAAATACATTTAACTTTATGTATATAAATTACTCCTTTCCATTACTTTATATAAATATTATACAATATTTTTAAATAAAAGTCAAACCGGAGCGACTTTTATCACTCCGGTTATAAATTATATTTTATTTACTTATTTTCCATTTGAGGAAGAAGATCATCTTTAATTTCACCAACAATTAAAGATACAAATTCTGCCTGCTCGGGAGTGGCGTCAGAAATTTTCTTACCTTTGCCCAAATATTTATCAATAATTTGAGTGATACGAGGACCAAAGAATCCAGGGTTCTTATTCATCATATCTCCAGCAAGGTTTTGGAATTCAGCCATAAGTGCTTCATAATCATAAGTAGGAGCTTCAGGGGCAACGACCATCTTTTCATCAGTGACAAATTTACCACCATTGTCAGCAGCTTCCTTATCAATAGCCTCATGGATGGCATTAATAAGACTATCATAATTCATAGGAATTTCGCTCTCAATATACTTAAAACGACCACCGCAGTCAATAAGGTCATTACCAGAACGAAGAGTTAAGACAGACATTTGGCCTGCTGCCTTTTGATGGGCATATCCATAAACATCAGCCATACCGGTGATAATAGTGCGAGTGGATTGAGAAAGATTTGGTCTTACTGCCACAACCTCAGTACCATCAGGACGAGTTACAGTTTGTTCTTTTTCATGTCCAATAAAGAAAACGGCATATCCAAGACGAGTTAAACCTCTAAAAACTTCATTAAATTCATCTTTAAACTTAGACCAGCCCTTACCATAACCAAGGTCTCCAAGAGATTCAATTTGATTTTGATTACAAATATATTTCTCACAATACTTAGCAGCTTCATCAATAGTATCTACAATAATAGCGTTATACATTGCCTTTACTTCTGGACGCTTCAAATCACGATAGACTTGCTTCATTTCTGCCCAAGAAGTAATATCTGCGGCCATAACACCAGGAAGGCAGTTATAACCTTGCTCAAAAGCTAAAAGCAAAGAATTTGGCATTTGAGTTGCTAAAGTAGTCTTACCAGTCTTGGGTTTACCATAAATAAAAGTAATATAACCAGAAAGATCTTTACTTACCTTATGAGGTTGAATTTTAGTTAAATCAATAGCCATTATGTTATTTCTCCTTATTTGTTTTAATTATTATCTCTTTAAGTATTTCTTCTAAATTTAGTATATTACAAAAATCATCATATAAATTAACTTTAGCGCGATGACCTCTTATTGTGAGGTCATCGCTATTTAATGGCTAATTCATGATTAGAATTTAAAGCCTTCCGTAGCAGTGGGTGCAACAGTAGTAGCAGTAGTGGCATTCTGCTTAGAAGCTTTATATTCATCTTGGCGCTGCTTCAAAGTAGCAAGATAAGTCTCACGTGCGGCCATAGCTTCAGTAAGCTCTTTCGCAGTGATAGAACTTTCATCATCCCAAACATAAGGCTCCTTAGCGCCGCCGGTAATAACAAAATCCTTACGAGTGCTCTGAACCTCACGGACATTATCGTCGCCAAATGCAGACTCTTCACGAATCTCACGCTTAATTACTTCAGATACCTGACGACCCCAAAGCTTTGTGAATACAGGCTCAGAAGGAGAAGCTCCAAGACCCTCATAATAAGCCATGGCTCCAGGATTAGTAGCTGTAAACTCAACAGGAAGTAAAGACTTGCGGAAATCAAAAATTGCTCCCTTAACAATTACCTTTTCAGGGATATTGTGCTCTTCATCAGCATCAACATGAGTCACATTGGTGATAATCATATCACACTTAAAAGTATTGCGCTGCTTTTCATCATCAATAAGAGTGGTAGTAGTATGAACAAACCCGCCCTCATTGCGCTTAGTGCTTACAAGCTCTTCCTTGCCATTACGATCAGAATAAAATTCATTAAGACCAATCGCAGAATCGACACGAAGCTTAGCAGCTTTATCTTCTCCATCAGCCATATAATTACCGATTGTACCATCAATAATATTCTGAAGAATACTATATGTAGCATTAGGAGTGCCCTTAGTAGTAATTTGAGTTACATAAGTAAAATGAACCTGGACGATATTAGTAAGAGCATTATCAGTAGCAATACTAATAGTACCAGAAATAAAAGGAGTGCCGGGATTCTTAGAATTTGGTCCGGTTACCTTATTTTCCAAAGCATGTTCGTACAAGATACCTTCAATATGAGTAGCATTTTCCATTACTTTCTTCATAAATAAATTTCTCCTTAATTAAATAAATTCAATAAATTAATATTTTTTCCTTTTTCTGTTAAAGTATAAATAATTGGATCTTGACTAACTTTTTCTACGAAACCATCAGATACTAATTTGCGCATGGAACCCGCAACTCCACGGCTAGACACGCCGAGATATTCGGCAATTTCTCTTGATTTAACAAGAGGAATATCTTTATTATTATCTTGCATCCATTTAATAATGGCTTTTCCGCCCTCAGTAAATAGAGGCTTTTCAGTTTCTTCTTTAGCTTTTAACGCTTCCCAATAGATACTAGCGTCTTCACTCATTACTACTGGATAGCGGTTTTCATTAGTGGCAACAATTAATTCTTCAACATAATCAATAAATGCTTGTTTCTTACTCATTTTAAAAAGTTTATAACCTTTCTTTATCTTATATAAATATTATATAATATTTATTTAGAAAAATCAAGTTATGATTAATTTACCAATAGTTCTTCCGCATAAGGAAGAGTTTCAATCCATTTACAGAATTCTCTCCATTCGGGAAGATGATGGTTTTTTCTCTAAATATATATGTTTCTTAAACATCTATAATTAGTAGTTAATCTTGCGGTAAGCAAAAATCCAGCAGGATTAGAGTATAGAATCTCGAGATATTTTTCTTTTCTGATTTCCTCTAACTGCTCAAGCATTTTAATTTTCTCATTTTTATTTTCAGTTTCACAATGCTTAATTCTATCAATAATACTTAAAAGCTTATTATAAATATCAACTTTCTCACGCATTATTTCAATGATTCTTGGATCAACATATTCATTATATTGCTCATTTAAATCAAATTTAGTAATGCAATGCATTGTGGATTGTGAAGATACAAATTCAAGGAATCTGTATCTTTCTGCTTCGACCCAAGCCTTATTGGAAAAAGTTAAATCAAAATTAACTCTAATACCAGTTAAAAATTGGGCATGAGCCATATTACCACTTTTCGTGGCAGACACAAGACTCTAACATCTTGTCATATCTCTATCATTAATTGGATGTTGCTCGGTATCCGTTCTCATTGGATACCCAGAAGCAACCATACTTTCTGGCAAGTCATAGACTCTCACATTACTGACGATTTTATTATTTTTCATAATCAATCCTCATTACTTAAAGTATATCCGCTTAGATTATGCCCAAGAGAACGAACAAAACAATCAAGTTCATCAATAAATACCATACTGCCTTTTGGATAATTCCCATTTATATAATCATAATATGAAATAAAATCAATTCCAATAATTCCATATCCTTCTGACTTAATTCTCATAGCATCAGGATTAGAACAAGCAATAATAGCATTTTTCTCTTTGGCTAACAGTATTAATCTACTCGTTTTTCCTGTTCCACATTTATCAATTATTCTATACATTATTTTATACTATACCCAAATTCCTTAGCTTTAAAATAGTCTTGCCAGTAATCTTCTCGCACATCTAGCTCTTCACGAGAACATTCTTCTATTACTTCAAAACTAAAATTTTCTACTCCAATAGCCAACATAGCAGGATAAAGTTTATTGCGTGTGGCGGGCTCTGCCCCAATTCCGCGTTTAATATGCTGTTTCCAACGTGCGGAAAGATCGACTGCTTGACCCACATAACACATTTGATTTTCTAAATTAGTAATTTTATAGATTCCTGTATGGATTCCAGAACCAATTACTCGACCAATTAAATCTGTGGTTGGTTTTTCATAATAGCTTTTCCAAATTACTTTATTTAAAATATCTTTATCACGAAGTTTCGGCTCAATAGAACGAAGAAGACTGATTTCATCAATATCTATTTGAGACAACTATAATTTATAGAAATCAGCTTGGTTTTTAATTTCTTCGGCGCGTTTCGCAGCATTAACTGCGGCCGCGACTTCTCTGCTATGTAATTGAATTTCTTCATCTAATTTATTTAATTCTTCTTTTTTAGAATTAATTAAATTAGATAATTCTAAAGAACAATCAACAAGAGTTGATTGATATTCATTTTCATATTCTTCTTTAGCTTTCGTATATTTAAATTCTTGTTTATTTAAATCATATTCAAGGCGAACACGAGCATTTTCCATTGATTGCTGATAGAAAATATCCGCTGATTGCTTTGCTTGATTCTATAAAGAATTTAAACTATTTTCAACTTCGTCTCTTTTGGACTAAAGAATATTTAAATTATTTTCTACTTCTTCTTTTCTGGAAGTAATACTTTTTACTGCCGTTGATAATATTGTATACTAATCATCTAAATCTGAATTTTTATATTCAAGCTCTTTATTTTGTTTTATTATTTCTTCATTAAGCTTTTGAATATTATTTAGTCGTGGACGTAAAATAAAATATATTAAAAATCCACCAATAATAAACGCCAGTATAGCAATTATTAAAGTAAGCATAAATATTTAAAAAAGAAGGGGCAGATATTAAATATCTACCCCTTAATAATTTATATTAATTACTCCGCGTCAGGAGCGTCGGGATCAAAGCTCATACCAGCGGGAGTGAGAGAGAGGAACTTGACCTGCTTATGAGTGCCATCCTCAAGCTCAACCTCAGCGGGAGTGCGAAGACCGAGACCCTTGCGCTGAATAGCACTGGTAAAGATACCATCAACAGAACGCTTCTCGAGACCGAGAGCCTCAGCAACATCAGCAGCGGTAACTTCCTGACCGTTAACTTCCTTCAAATAATTAAGAACCTTCTTAGAATTTTCCTTCATAGCCATAATAATAATAATCTCCTTCAAATAATTAAATATTTTTTTTATTTTTTTCTTTTAACCTTTAGGTTATGTAAATATTATAGTAAAAAATTTTTTATTTGTCAAGAATTTTTCCAAGAATTTCTTGAACCATTTCATCAATGGTTGTAATATCATCAAGACTGTGAACGTGGCTCGAAAGTTCCATAATTTGATTCTGGGCTTTACGAACAGCTTGCGGGTCTTCACTTGTCTGAACGATTAATTCTGCATTAGCAATTTTTTTTGCGAGATTCTTGAGTTCTTTTGTTTTCATTTAAAAATTTTCTTCCTTAATTTTTACAAGTTTATTTTACAAAAAATTTTTTTATTTGTCAAAACATTCCGCCAAAGTGCAGTCGGTAATGTTCTTATCATCACGGAATCCTTTAAAAAATCCATGTCTTAAAGTGTGGTCTTTGCTATTTTTTTCCATACACTGTATGGCAACTACTCGATTAAGGTATTTTTCAGGTTCTTTAGCAAAAGCTTCTTTAAGTTCATCGGTTAATCCAGAGGATACCGTTCCAATTTCAATAAGATTTCCTTTATCATCATAGGCGCCTAACTTCATAGATGTCTTCCATCCATAATAATAGCCTTTGGTAATTGGTTGCCAATCAGTATCGCCATATTGGCAAACATGCAACTGAATAGTAGTACCATCATCTAAAACTTTTTCCCAATAAGGCCAAGTCGTGATTTCTTTACCATCATAATATTTAGTTGCATCTTCAAATCCAATACAAATACAATCAACATAGTCCATTTTTTTAATTTTAATAGAAGACCATGCCGGTCGTTTATCTGGAACATACGGAGCATCTTTTTTCTTCAAAACTGCGCCTTCTTCACCCGCCGTAAGAGCGGCCGCAGTAAACTCTTGAATATTATCAAGAACTGCATCTGCAAGTTCCATATAAGAATATTGACTTAAATTAAATTTATCCCAAATGGCTTTTAATACCTGATAACGTGTCCAAGCACCCTCATTTTGAATATTAATTCCATTATATTTAATAACATCATGTAAATAATAATGAATTAATCCACTGGACTGCTGACGTTTAATCGCTTCAGGTGCTAAACATCCCATAATTTTAGTCACATCTTTAGAAGTTTTACCTGGATAATAAATTTCACCTATTAAAATAGTGCCGGAAGGTAAATCTTTGAGTGCTTCATGAATATGAGGGACATTTGCCAACTTTTCAGTTAAAATACCAGTATTTGCACTTATATTACGACTAAATAAATAATCATAATGTTCTGTCTTTTCATACTGATACCAATATCCATCTTTTTTCAATTCAGCAAAATATTCACCGCCATTACAAACAACGGGGAAAAGACTCTCTTTACCATCGGGCAATTTCCAAATTTTCATTGCTTGAATACAATCTGCTTCTGGAGCATACTTATCAAGCAATTCTTTAGAGAAACTCATTGATTTATTTCCGTCCTATCTTTAAATATATTATAGAAAAATTTTTTAAAAAAATCAAGTAAAGGAGGATACAATCCTCCTTTATGAGATTTTATACCTTAGTTGCTGACTTAATCTTGCTAGACTTAATAATCTGATTACCAACAGAAATACGTCCAAGAGCAGGAATATCTTTTGCGGAAACGCAAATAGATGCTTTATCCCCTGTAATAAGTAGATTATCTTCATCAGCAATTAACGCAGTTGCGGTCAATGGACCGGTAGACCCACTCGTTTTATATATATTAAGTCCTTTACCACCACGTTTTTGTAAAGTCAATTCATTTAAAGATAATTTCTTTCCTAAGCCGTTTTCGCTAAATACCGCTATAGAATCAGTATCATGTCGAATTGGCATAGTAGAAATTACTTCATCACCTTCGTTAAGATTAATACCTTTAACTCCAGCAGTAGCACGAGAGGTCGCAGTAATGTCTGTAGAATTAAATTTAATTCCCATGCCATTTTTAGTTGTTAATACAATAGGCTCATCTTTAATTAAACATACAGATGCTAAACTATCACCTTCGCGCAAACTAATTGCGACAATACCGGTCTTTTTCTTTGTATTAATATACTCTTCCAAAGCAGTCTTCTTTACAAGTCCATTCTTAGTAGTAAATAATACATATTTGGCATCAGTGTCTCTATAAATTGAATACATTGTCTCAGGATTCTCGTCAGGAGCCATATTTACAAGACTTTTAATAGATTGGCCTTGTGAACTATTTGTTCCTACTGGAATATTGTCAACTAAAAGGCGATACATTACACCTTTATTTGAGAAAATCATTAGAGAATCAATGGTATTAGTTCTTAAAACACAAGAGGTAATATCTTCTTGAGATTTAATACCTTTACCATTTTTCTTTTGCGTGCGATAAGAAGCTGTCGGAATACGCTTAATTGTTCCGCCCTCAGTCATTACAACAACACACTTCTCAGGTTCAACATACTCAATTTCTTTATCTTCTTTTTCTACTGGAGCTTGAATGATTTTAGTAATACGCGCATCACCATAAGTATTTTTAATAGTAATGAAAATCTTTTCAAGTTCATCAGTGGGGTCTTTAAGAATTAAAGCTAAACGCTCACTCTCTTTAATTAAATTATCTCTTTCCTCTTGGATTTCAACTTTTTCTAAACGAGCTAATCTACTTAATTTAATATCAAGAATTGCTTTAGCTTGGTCTTCATCTAACTTATATTGAGTCATTAAAGCTTGACGAGCAACAACCGCACTTTCGCTCTTTTTAATAAGAGCAATTACATTATCAATATCTTCAAGTGCTTTAAGAATACCATTTAAAATATGAATACGAGCTTGTGCTTTATCATATTCATATTTTGTTTTTCTTAATATTACATCTTTTTGATGACTAATATAAATTTCAATAAGTTGTTTAAGATTTAAAAGTTTTGGTTTCTTATTAACAAGAGCAACCTGATTAAAACTATATGTTTCTTCAAGACGAGATAACTTATAAAGTTTAGAAATAATAGGCTGAGCACTAACACCTTTATCCAGTTCAATTACAAAACGCACTCCATCCTTAGTGCTTTCATCTCTAATGGCAACAATACCATTTAGTTTACCTTCTTCACAAAGTTTATCAATTTCTTCGCAAAGTGTGTCCTTTGAAACTTTATAAGGAATAGTAGTAAATACAATTAAATCATGCGTTTTCTCATGCTCGATGATATAATCAGCTCTCATGCGAGCACGACCCTTACCAGTCAAATAAGCAGTTTTTAATTCATCTTTATTAATAACAGTTCCACCAGTAGGAAAATCAGGGCCTTGGACAAATTGAAGCAAATCTTCAACTTTACACTCGCTATTGCGCAAAGTGTAAATAATTGCATCCATAATTTCAGTTAAATTATGTGGAGCAAAAGAACAAGCCATGGCAACTGCAATACCAGTAGTGCCATTTACAAGAAGGTGCGGAATTCGGCCCGGCAAATACACTGGTTCATTTTCAACATCAGTATAAGCTAATTGCCAATCGCAAGTATTCTTTTTAATGTCAGCAAGCATTTCTTCGCCAATTTTAGATAACTTACATTCAGTATAACGATATGCTGCTGGCTCTCCACCATCACGACTACCATTATTGCCATGGAATGAAATTAACGGATAACGCATCGTCCAAGGTTGGCTTAAAATACATAAAGCTCCATAAATAGAGCTATCACCATGAGGATGAAAACGGCCCATGGCATCACCAACTGGCTGAGCGCACTTAACAAACTTTTTATTATTAAAGTATCCCTTATCAAACATATCATAAAGAATACGTCTTGCAACTGGTTTTAATCCATCTTCCGCAGATGGAATTGCTCTATCAGTTATTACACTTAAAGAGTAATCCAGGAAGGATTGCTCCACTTCATTAACTATTGGAGTTTTTAGAATCTCTCCCATATTTTTTAAGGACCTCCTCAGCTGTAATTTTTCCAGTAGCAAGACCATCAGCTAACTCATTCCACAAATGGCCATCATGCCCGGAAATTTTTCTTAAATCAATTTTGACTTTTTTTTCTGTTTCATAATAATCTTTAATTAAATCAAGATTTTCTGGAACTTTTTTATTGGATTTAATCCAATTATTGCGCTCCCATCCATACATCCAATTGGTAAAAGTATTTACACAATAGGCTGAATCACTATATACAGTAGGAATATCATTAGTCCATTCTCCATTGTCATGCTTGCCATATTTTTTCAATACATGAAGAATAGCTTTAATTTCTTCGCGGTTATTGGTAGTATCTTCAAAAGCGTTTATTTGACAAGCATCAATTACAACACCGTTCTCAGGATTGCTATCATATTCAATAACAACAAATCCATAACCACCGCTATTATTTATTTTACCGTTTCCACGACAAGATCCATCAGTATAAATCGCAATCATGTGATGGCCTCCCTAAAAATTCATTTTCTCCACAATCAATATGAAAAGAAGTATTAGTAAAAATAGTAATTTTATCAATAAAATAATCATTAATAATATTTACTTTGTTATCTGGAAATAACTTTTGTAATTGCTCGTGGAGGTCTCTACAAGTAATTATATCAATATCTTTATTAACATGAGCTAAAATAACATCATCTTTACGAATAGGAATTATTTCAATAGGGGTTCCTTTATAATTACTTACATATCCCTTATCAGTTTTATACATCAATATTGGCCCTTTCTGCATTTAACTCAATGAAAGATTTACGAGGGCCGACTGATTCACCCATCAAATCCATAAATGTTTTATTTACAAGATTCATATCATCCATTGTAATCTGTTTTAAAGTGCGAGTTTCTGGATTCATAACCAATTCCATTTCATGAGTGTCCATTTCTCCAAGACCCTTCATTCGGCCCAACTCAAAAGATCGGTTCATAGTTTTTCTGAATGTTTCAAGAGCAGCGTCATCTTTAAGATATTTAATATTTGTGCCCCAAGTTGCTTTATAAAGAGGTGGAACTGCCGCATAAATATAACCTTTTTCAATTAATTCAGGTGCAAATTTCCAGATAAATGTAAGAAATAAAATACGAATATGGCTACCATCAACATCAGCATCCGCTGTGATAATAATCTTACCATAACGTAATTTAGATTCATCTACAATTACTTTACCATCTTTAACCTCAAGACCAAAAGCATCAATCATCGCACTAATTTCTTTATTTCCTAATGCTTTATGCAAATCTGTTTTTAAAGTATTAAGAATTTTACCTCTTACAGGCAAAACTGCTTGCGTATTGCGATTACGAGCTTCTTTAGTAGGACCTTCTGCGGAACGACCTTCAACAATAAAAATTTCACATTCGCTTCTATTTTTACTATTGGCATCGCTTAATGTGCCGGGTAAAATAGTTCTTTTCTTCGTATCAACTTTACGAACAGTTTCTTTAGCCTTTTTCGCTTTTTCACGGGCCGCGCGTGCCAACATTGCCTTGTCTACAATAGCTTTAGCATCTTTTGGATTATTGTCAAGCCAAACTTTTAAATCTTTTGAGACAAGGCGTTGAACAATAGTTCTTGCTTCACTACTGGATAAAACATCTTTGGTTTGACCAGAGAAAACTGGATCAGGCATAATAAATGAAAGAACAATACTTAATCCTTCTTTAAGTTCTTCACCAGTGATATTAGCATCTTTCTCTTTTAAAAGACCTTTATCACGAGCATATTCATTAATAGAAGTAGTAAGTGCTGTTCTAAAACCGGTCAGATGTGTTCCACCACTATTAGGAATTGAATTAGTATAAAGTTTATAAGTGTCGCTATAAGTATCATTATACTCCATAGCAATTTTTACACCAATTCTATCTTCAATATTTTCAGTATAAAAAATTGAAGTAAGAGAAGTTTTATTGCTATTTAAATCTTTAATATAATCAAGAATACCATTTTTTGAAGTAATCTCTTCTTCTGGTTTATCAAGATAAGTAAAATGAAATACCATACCAGGAGAAAGATAAGCTAATTCTTGAATTTGTTTTCTTAAAGCATCATAATCAAGAAGAATACCTTCTTTAAAGATACTTTCATCTGGCAAAAATTTAACCCAAGTTCCAGTCTCTTTACCAGCCCATTTTTCTTCTTGATAATCTTTTAATTTTCCTTTTTCAAAAGACGCAACAGCGTGTTTACCATCACGGAAAGATGCTACTTGAAAATATCGAGAAAGAGCATTAGTGGCTTTGGCACCAACGCCGTTCATACCACCAGATGTATTATATCCAGTTTTTCCATTGCTATCAAATTTTGCACCAGTATGAAGTTTAGTATAAATATTTACCAATGTTTCACTACCGTCTTTAGCTTTTCCAAAAGGAACACCACGTCCATTATCGCGGATTTCAACATAACCATCTTTAGATACTGAAATATCGCAACGAGTACAATGACCATTTAAATATTCATCGACAGCATTTGAAATAATTTCAAGAGTAATATGCTTAACTCCATCGGGTCCAGTAGAACCAATATACATACCTGGTCTAAGGCGAATTGCTTCTATACCTTCAAGAGTTTTAATATCTTTTACTCCATAAGAATCTAAATTAATTGTCGTTGCCATTAGATTCCTCCTTAACTTTAGGAATAATTTGATTCAATTTATGACCATAAATTGAATCATTAGCTAATTCTTCTAAATATTGTTTATTATTAACTAATTCTTCAATTTGATTTAATTTATAATCATAAACTAAATCATCGTATAATTTTTTTAAATATTTTTTATTAAGTAATTCTTCAATAGGAGTTCCATTTTTCCATTTAAGAAAAATTACATTAACAAAAGACTTAACAACTGGATGCATTAAAACCTCTTCACGCTTTTTAAGCCACCAATTTAATTCACTTTCTGCATTGAATTTATCTTTCATATAGGCGGCTCCCGCACCCAAATAATCACAAAGAAGCTCAACGGTATCTTTATAGGGCATTAATAGTGCTTTTGGATGGCCTACTCCACCATCTTTAATATCATCAATCCAATACTCCCAATGATGAGTATTGTGGCCTTTATGATGTTGCCATGCTTTACTAAACCCATTAACATCTTTACAATTATCAATTGGAGAACGATTACCGGTCCAATAATGAGCGGATTCAATGAATTCAATAGGAGTAAACTTGGATAAATCATGCTTAATACCGCGCCAAGGAATACCAGCCATTTTACAATATTTAAATACATACTTTTTATGTGTTAAAACAGTATTTAAATGATTAATATAATTACTCATATTTTTTCTCCAATAACATATTTCTTTATTTTATAAATATATTATAACAAAAATATTTTGGAAAGTCAAAAAATCGTGGCTTAAAATGCCGATTTAAATAAAACTTGACAGAGATAAAAAATTTTTGTATAATATATTTAAGAGAAGCGCCCAGAGATATAAATAAAAAAATTGGATAGTATATTTTATATACTATCCAATTTTATATTAAATACCATAATCAGTATTTATAGGATCACTATTATCGCTATAATCGTCTTCAGTATAATAACTCATAGAGGTAGTTTCAGTATTATCTACTGTTGGTGTATTATTTAATTCTTCTTTATAATTATTATAAGCTTCATCAAGCTCTTTCATAACTGAAGCATATTTAATGCCATCTTTAGTATTTTCAGCCATTGATTTTTTATAATAGTATACTTGGCTCACGCCATATGCCGCCCAAGGAAGACTTGCGCTTGCGGTAAGCCAGGGTAAAGAACCCATATATCCATTATAAATACAATAAAATGCTAAAACAATATATGCTAATGTTGAAATCCAAATTAAAGCAGATTCTTGAATTAACAGAGTTTTAGAAAATTCTCTTTTTTGTTTCATATTACACCAATCCTTTATCTTTCATAATTCTATAAAGAACTACAATCATTTCTTCACGAGTCATAAATTTTTTATACATTTTACGATTTAAATTATCGCCTTTAATATATCCTTTACTTTCAGCCCACGTTCTTTCCGTATCAGACCAAGAACTTGCATTTTTTTCGGCTTGTTGATTTAAATAAACTTCCATCATTTCATTAAATTTATCCTGAGTCATATCTTCATCCTCCTCATTAATATTTATATTATCACCGATTTTTTGTTTAAATAACTACCATTGGTAATCGCCACTTGTTTTATAATAACTATTCATGTCAGTTCCGCATAATGGACGAGGGCATAATTTACCAGTTACATCATAGTGGCGAATAACGTGGTTCGCAGGTATATTGTATTTCTACATTAATTGTTTTACCAATTGTACTGTATTTTCTAATGCTCTTGGATCAAAATACCAATCAGTATCACCGGCTATAATATTAGATTTATTTATTTTACAGGGTCTTACTTCAATTCCAATAGAATTAGCATTTCTACATTCAGGATGTTTATACCCTTTTCTTGTGCCACAGTGCCAAGCGATATCTTCATCTTTAACACTACGATAAATAATATCTTTTTCATCAACACAATAATGGGCTGATGATTTAGCGACAGGGTTTTTGAAATAATTACTAATATTTTTCGCTGTCCCTAAAGAACCAAAATAATGTATTACAATATATTTTATTTTTCTATTATTGCCTTTTTGATAATTAGATGTTGTTAAATTATCTACAATTTTCATATCTTCACCTTTTCCTATAAATTGATCATATATTTCAACTCCATAATACAATCTCTACTATTGGATTTTTAAACTCTAATCTTTTGGTCGTTCAAACTATGTTAAAACTATATTTGAAGCAGTCTATATATCTTTACAATTTATTAAAGTATTCCAAACGGTAGGATAATATGTAGAAAGTTGATAAATTAAAAATTCAAGTTGTGTATTTAAGTTTCCTATTGAAGTATTCTTCTTTTTTGTAAAATCATATAACTGTTTTTTAAGGCTCCAATAGGTCCATTGAGCTAAGCCATATCCAGCTTTATCATAAATAAAATTAGTATATTTACCATTATCTACTTGTTTTGTATACTATTCATCATTTAATCCAAGTGTTTTTTCAAAACTATTTTGAAGATTTTTTGGATTAAAATTTGATTCAGCTTTTAGGTTTCCCATTAGCCCGGCCGTTCCATAAGGGTTTTTTATTTGTTTATACAAATAATTCCAAGCTATTTCAATGTTAGTCATATTATCCTCCTTTCTATAAAATAAAAAAGAAAGAGAAGAAATAAATCTTCTCTTTCTTATAATTACATATGTTCAGCTAATGCCGCAATTTTAGAACGATGAATTTGTTTTAATTCAATTTCACCATATACATCTGATCCTCTAAATACTTTAGAAGCACGACGCATACCATTATTGGCTCCAGCAAAAGCAATATCATCAACTTGAGTTTTATCATCGCCATCAATGATACAAATACCATCTTCACCGATACGTTGTAAAGTCAATTTCATAAGCGAAATATCCATATTTTGCGCTTCGGAGATATAAATACCTGCTTTCATTCCAGTAGTATCATAACCACGAATATCACTTAATGGTAAAAGAACTAATTGCTCGTTTTCAATCATGCGCTCTACAGTTAAACGACCACCAAATTTACTAATTAAAAGATTGCCGATTTGGCTATCAAGTAATTTTTCATCTCGAGTGCCAGGATAAAAACCTAATTTTGCAGAATTTTTAGTGGCAATTGTATTACAAAATACAATAATTTTATCAATACGTCCACGTTCAAATTGATTCATTAAGAAAGCTAAACTTAAATAAGTTTTACCTGAACCCGCAGGGCCACGAACCATAGTAATAGTATTATTAATAAGACTATCTGCGAATAAAGCTTGATAAGGGTCATCTTTCATAGGTTTTACTTTTCCAAATTGAGCAGAATCAAAATTACCAAATGAAATAGGACGATAACCATCACCAGTATAACATACTTTATCAACGATATTATTATCTTTATCTTTTATAATTAAATATTCATTAATATGTAAATTATAAACATTTTCATATTGGTTAGAATAGAAATCAGCCATTTCCGCATTTGACATTGTAATTTCTACATATCCCTTATATTCATCAATTAATTCTTCATCTATGCTTTGGATATGATCTTTGTCAAAGAAAAGATTTGCCATCGCTTTTAATGATAAATCATTAGTGATAAATATAGTATTTGGATGAGCTAATTTAAATTCAATTGCGGTAGATAAAATTTTACTATCATCAGTAATTGGAAGGTTAGAATCTTCAATTATTTTTAATCCATCTAATTTAAATAGTTGGATAATATAATTATCAGGGTTTTCATTCAATTTATGTAATACTTTACGAGCTGAATATTTAACATCAGCATCTTTATTTGAGGATGTTTTTATATTTTCTAATTCTTTTAAAGTAATAGAAGATATAACAGGTGTATATTCTTCCTCTTGGAGAAATGTATCAACCGCCATCAGCAAACTACAAGTATCATAAAATTTATACATCTTCGTACTCATCATCTTCTTTCTCTTCTATGTTTGGTATAGCAAATCCGACTGCGTGAACTGAAGTCTTTGTATCGGTTGCTAATTTTTCGATTTGGGAATTATACTCTGCTATTTTTAGAGTTAATTTTCCCTTTACCAATTCGAGAAAAGTTGTCAATAAACTAACTAAACTATCTCCTATTGGGTATAAAAATGCGATAAATATTATTCCGAATATAAATGTTAAAATAAATATTCACCCTTTCATTAGGGATTTGAAGATTTTTACCTCTTAACATTTATAAAAATTTATATATTTTTATTTTTAATTCTTGGCCTCATTACGATGTTTACGAATATTCTGGTAAAATTTATCTTTTTCTTTTATGATATAATTTAATTCGTCTTTAGCATTTTTAATAGAGTCATTTACATAACTAATATCTTCTTGTCTTTGGCGGATTTGTCGTTGAAGCATTTTATTTTCATAGGATTTAGGATTAAAATATTTGCTTCTATTCATTGAATAATATAATTGATTTAAAGCTCCAAGTTGAATTTTTAATTCTTTTTTATATGCTTGTAAAACTTTAATATAAGCTCGTTTATAAGCAAAATTACATCCAGTTTTTTCATTTGCCATATCCATATCATCAGGATGACATTTAGCGATACCATAAATAATATTACCATCTTTATCTTCAATTAAACAAGAAGCTTCGCCTGATTCAGGATTATAACTAAATAAAGGTTCTTTTTTCAAAGTAATAGAACTCCTTTCTATCTATTTCTATAAATATATTAACATAAAAATTATTAAAAAGCAAAAAAATAAAGGCGAAAGTATTATACTTTCGCCTTTATTTTAATTTAATAATTCATCTATCCATTCTTGCTTCATATTATTTGGAAATTCTTTATCTATATTATGTTTTTTATAATATTTATTCCAAAATTCAATATTAGCAAGAGCACGAGCTTTGTGCATAGGACAAATATAAGTAACTCTTTTATTAAGAACGCCTGTTTCTTGATAATTGTAAGCTTGACACCAAGCGCAACCGACTGCAATGGGACATTCACGACATTCATCAGAAGATTGAGTATAAGAGTCAATGGCTTTTAACTCTCTTGTTAATTGTTTTTGCTCTTCTGTTGTTGCTATTTCATTTTTATTTACATTTCCTATAATAAGAGGTGGAACAGAATCACCTAAAGCATCTTCCATATAGCGTAAACAAGGATATAAATTACCTGTATAGTTTAGAGCAATCATAGCTCCATTTCCACCGCACCAATTTTTTAGTTCATCTTCGTTAGACCAATCTTTAGGTCTAAAAAATTTTGAATCTGGATATTCAAAAAATGAAATATACACGTCTTCTTCTAAATCGTTGTCGAGAAGGTAATTTCCTAATTTAGTCAATTCTTTATAATAAATTTTAGCATAATCTAAATTCCACCCTTTTTCAAATACTACATTTCCTAATATAGATGTAAAACCTAAATCTAAAAGATTTTTTACAGCATCAAATAAATAATTTATATTACTAGGAGATAAAGTAACTTTGGAACAAGGATATTCTCCAGTTTTTTCTCGCCAATCTTCTATTGCTTTTACTACAATATTATAGCTACCTGAACCATCAGGAAATTTTCTGCAAGCATCATGTAATTCTTTATTTCCATCAATACTAATAGAAACAGACAACCATTGTTTATATTTATCTAAAAATTTTTGCACTTTTGGATCAAAATATAATGTTCCATTAGTACAAATTAAAAATCTTGTAAAATAAATTAATGGACTATTCATTTCAATTAATTTAGAAATTGTATAATCCATTACTTTATCTATTAAGTCTATATTTAAAAAAGGTTCTCCACCAATAAAATCAAAAATTAATCCTTTAACATTTTTTGGATTAAAATATTCATTTTCTTTAGGATTTATTGCTATCATATCTATATAATTTTTAGCAGTTTCAAAATCCATTAAATGATTTTTTTTACATATTTGATAACAATAACTGCAACGTAAATTACAAGAATCGGTTACTTGTAATGTTATATCAAAAATTTTGTCATCTTTATCTGTTAATAATTCTGGATATAACCTTTGTACTGTATCGTTATACTGTTCGAATTTACGTCTCATTTTACATCATCATTAATGGTTACAATAATTGTTTGAGTTGAAAAATCAATACTCCAATAAGCATTATTGCCATATTTATTTAAACCATAATATTTTGTTACATCATTTCTAATTTTATCATATTCAATAAATTTTTCAACATATTCTTGATGATATCTTTTATAATTATCAGTATCCATATTATTAAATGAACTACTATTCATCATATAAGTGATAATACTTTGACGAGCAAGAAGATCTTGATAAGCTCGTTCTAATTTATCATTTAATTCTACGTTATTAGCATTTACTGTAATTGTTTTCATTATTTTTCTCCTTTTTATCTTATAAATTAACTTTTTAAATTTTTAGAATATAAAGATTTTAAAGCATTAATTGCTTTTTGCATTTCAGATTTAGTACAGACATTTCCATTATAAGAAGTGTTCTACATTTTAGAAATATTTGTGAATATTTCGTTTTTTAAGTTTGTATTGACTTTAGTGTTAGAAGAAACTTGTGTAGATAAAGGGCTATATCCACGCCTAAATAATTCTTTGTTTAGCATAGTATAAATATTAGCAATATCAGCAGCGTATAAAACAATTCTTAAATTAATAGAATTATAAAGATTTATATTAGCTGAAGTAGAGCATCCATTATCACACCCGCCAGTACAAGTACCAGTACAAGCAGAACAATCAAGCCTACAAGTATCAGAGCAACCTTGACATCCTCCAGAACAACTTCCTGTGCAATCAAAACGACAAGCGGCGCTACAACCATCACAATCTCCTCGACAACTTCCAGAACAACTACTAGAACATCCTGATCCGCAGTTTCCAGAGCAGTCACCTTGACAAGTAGAATCACAAGCGGCGCACCAATTACCACATGTACTGGAACATCCAGTATCACAACCGCCTTCACAACTACCTTGGCAACCTCCCTAACAGACAGTGCCACAAGTTTCACAAAGAGAACAATTACCACCACAGCCGTTATCACAACCGTTAGTACAACTTATAGTGCACTATCCCTTGCACCCAACTGTACTACAATTACTAGCCATACATTATGTCCTCCTTTAAATATTTTTTACGATATTCTCTAATTCATCTAATTTATTAAATAATTTATATCTAATAAAGATACTGCTCAATAAAGAATAATATCTTAGATTATTATTTTCTTTTATTTGATAATTATTGAAAAATACAGTATTATTTTCAATAGTATCTGAATCAGCTTGCACTTCTAAGAATAAATAATCAATTTCAGTTTGTATATGAATATTGTTTTTCAGATAATCTATTTTATTTATAAAATTTTGAAGTTTGTTAATCTTATCTAAAGAATGTAAAAATTCAAAATTTTGAATATTATAAAAAATAATGGCAATATTTTCTTGATTAATTTCTCCTTCAACTTCATTCAGCTATGAAATTAATTCATTATCATCAAATAAAGCACTTTAATATAAATTATAGCAAAATTTTTTTGATTTTGCAAATTTTATTTACCTAATTTATTTATAAATACTGGGTTTATTTTTAATGAAAAATGACCATTTAACATTTTGTTAGAAAAATTTCTATGGGTGTGAGCAATTGGAACTACGGCCGATCGCGTTAATCAGGGATAAAAAAATAGACACTATGAAATAAATCATAGTGTCTATTTAAATTACTTATTCAATGCCTTTGTAAGCATCTCTTTAATGTCGATACCATTTTCAGACATTGCTTCAATGACCTGGTTTGCGGAACCCATAACATCCTTTACAAGACGAGCAGAGTTTCCATCGCCATACTGGATGATCTTATCCACATTGGTAAGAGGGGCTGCCGCGTTTGCCACGATTTGAGGCATTGCATTGAAATACATTTCAATGATAGAAGCTTCACCCATCTTCTTCTGTGCTTCTGCTTTCTTGTCGATTGCTGTAGCTTCAGCTTCACCAACGGCCGCAATACCAGCAGCTTTCTGTTCGGCTGCGAACTTTTCTGCTTCAGCGCGAGCACGCATAGCTTTTGCTTCCTGCTCGATCTCATAAGCCTTAGCTTCAGCATCCTTCTGACGACGAATCAGGTCTGCCTCAGCCGCCTTTTCCGCAGCATACTTATCAGCATCAGCCTGTTTACGAACCAATGCAGTCAGTTCGTATTCCTTAAGCTCGATTTCTTTCTGCTTCAGTTCAGCTTCACGCTCGGCCTTTGCGATATTCGCATTAGTCGCAGCAACATCCTTGAGCTTACGCTGATTTTCAGACTCAATGCCAGCGGCCGCCTCTGCCTGAGCTTTCTTGGTATCAGCTTCCTGCTTCAACTGAGCCTGCTTGATAGCAAGATCATTATTGCGGATTGCGATTTCCTCAGCGGCCTTAACCTTAGCGTCATTAGACTGCTTAGCATTTTCCGCACGAGCGACCTCAATCTCACGTTCTGCGTTGGACTTAGCGATCGCCGCGTTCTTGCTAATCTGAGCGACATTATCAATACCGAGGTTAGTGATAACATCATTATCATCAGAGAAGTTCTGAACGTTAAAGGTAATCAGCTCAAGACCATAACGCGCCAGATCAGGAACTGCGTTCTCCTGGACTTTCTCACTAAACAGCTTACGATCGCTAACCATATCAGTCAGCTTCATTTGACCAACGATTTCACGAATATTACCCTCAAGAAGGTCATTAATCTTACGAGAAATTTCATCACGGCCTACATTAAGGAAGTTCTGAGCAGCGAGCGCAATCATTTCAGGATCTCTGCCTACACGAACGGAAACCGTAGAATCAACACGAACGTTAATGTATTCGGCAGTAGGGACCGCAGATCCAGTCTTTACATCAATTTGAATAGCTCCGAGAGCAAGCTTATCCAAACGTTCGAAGAAAGGAATCTTCAAACCAGCTTTACCAACAAGAATTCGAGGTTTCTTATGGACACCACTGATGATATAAGCCATATCAGGCGGAGCCTTTACATAACCATTGAGGAAAATGAAAATTACCAGTAGCGCAATAAGAACTACAGGAATTGCCGGAAGGATAAATGAAATAATAGCGGGCATGAATAATTCTCCTTATTTATTTAATTTTAAATTTTATACTTATATTTGAATAATGCTTCAATAGCATCATCAATCGAATTATAGTATCCATTATGTTCAAATTCTCCATCTTCATCCCATAAGAAAGAGATTTCTACACCTAATGGACCTTGTTCCAATTTTTCTTTTACTTCTTTGTAAATTGCTTCTTCCATTTGTCTTGTTATTAATTTTTCCCAATCTTCATAGGACATTTTTCCAGTAATAAGTTTTTTTGTTAAATCATTACCTTTATAATCATAAAGTGCCATTTAGTTTTTCCTCATTCATCAAGAAATGATTTACATTCCTCAACTTTGGCTTTCATAGCATCAATGATTACATCAAGATTAATGGGATATCCATGATGAGAATCAACACCTACATGATACATATAAGGTCGATCTTCAAAGAAATTAGTAGTTTGATGAGTATGACCGTAAAGATTCAAAGTCATTTGATGAAGATTTTCTCTTTCAAGATTGCCAGTCATACAAGGGAAATGGGTCATAAAGAAATGGTATTTACGATAATTTAGCATAATCGCCCAATCCATTTCAACAACATTAGGCAAATCCGCGTAAAGCTTCTGCCGAGTTGCTGTATCATGGTTGCCAAATACAATATGGAATTTACCCTTGAGACGTTTAACATATTCAATATTAGAAGGGTCTCCAAGCATTAGATCACCAAGAATATAAACGTCATCTTCATCAGAAATAATACTATTCCATTTCTCAATGTAATCTTCATTCATTTCTTTAATTGAAGAATAGCCACGAGCTTTCCAAATAAATTCTCGATCATGTCCAAAGTGCATATCACTGGTTAAAAAGATTGCCATGTATGAATCACTTCTCCTTTTTCATTAACCTCTTGGATAAGGTTATATTTAACATATTCTTTAAAAGTGGGAGGAGTAAAAGAATTTGCCATACTCCGAATCACTTCTTCTGGAACCTGCGCTCGACCATCACGCTGTTTATTGCGCTCAATGCAAACTTCAACAGGAACATTAAAATAAATAACATTCACATTAAGATTTGCATATCCTTTTGCGTTAATTGCTTTAAGAAGTTTCTTGCGGGAGCCGGGTCCAAGATGCGTGGCATCCGCATACACATCATCATAGTCTCTTAAAGAAAGAGTGATCGCTTCAACAAAAGCATGCCATACGCTTTCTTCTTTGGCAAAATAGCTTTCATCATCATTTAACATTTGAAAACGAAGAGCATCACGAGAAACAACACAACCACATTGAGGCCAACGATTTTTAAGCCAAGTGGATTTACCCGAGCCTGGTATTCCGGACATAATCCAAAGATTCTTTTGCTTCATTTTTATACACCCCATTCTCAAAATTTTCTTTAAACTCTTCTACTTCTTCTGGAGTTCTACATTCGATATGATTTACTTCTTCTTTGCAATAAATACAATACAGCTTTTTACGATGAAATTTACCATGTTGAAGACTTACTCGACGAGATAAAGGGATTCCTTTTCGTCCACAATTCATACAGTAAAAATCATGATTTTCATAAGATGCCATTTAAATTACTCCTTTGAGCGAGAAGGAACCGCAATATTAATAAAAATCTTAATGATAAACATTTGCCAATAAGTAATGTTTGGAAAGCAAAACCAAGGAATAAGAGCGGTATTCCAAATAAATAGCATAATAGCTACTTCAATGAACATAAAAGCTACACTCGCAACCGCCAAAGAAATATCATCATAATCGTTCATTTTTATCAATTCCTTTCTTAACCTTATATATATATTATATATTATTTTTTATAAAAAATCAATAAAGATTTTTACGCTTCCTCTAAATAATTTTCACACTCTTCAGCATCATATTTGACAGTTAAATTTGTAGCATCGAGATAACCGCCATCATAGTAAAGTATATCGTGTTTAACAGTAGCATTTTTATAAATTTCTTCCTCGTTAGTATCTTTTACAATTTTAAAAAGATCACATAAAAATCTACAAGCAGACTCAATAGTGTCAAATTCAAGAGCTTTATCATCCCAACAGAGTGGATTAACACCCTCTTTTGTTTCATAAATATGATATTTCATACCTCTAACCATTATTTTTCTCCTTACATAGTAAATTCAATAGTCTCGAATGTATCAAGGTCAATAAGACAAGTTTTTCCAGTAGCAAAAGAACCATTATCAATATCGCACTTATGTCCATCGCAATACCAAAAATGATTCATATTTTCCAAATCAAAATCTTTATAGCTTTTACCTACTGCAATATAAGGATCATAATTAGGCATCAGCAGAAAAGGCGTATGGCCATGAATACAGAAAGTGCGGTTTGCAGATGGACCTTCGGGCCACGGGTCATAAAAATGCTCTCGGCTCCAAATTAAATCACGAAAATTAGGTTTATCACCAAGTGTATAACCAGCATGAGAAAGAAGAATAATTTGATTATTCTTATTCATATAGGTTTCTTGCAGAGAAAGTTTAGCAAGTTCATGATACCATCCAGGATTAGCGTGCTCTCCAATTTGCCAGTCTTCAAATGTTTTTGCTCCACCATTATTACAAAGAAGAGCATAATCATAATAGAAGCCCTCATCTTTAAGATAATCTTTCATAGTTTCTAACAGCATATTTTCATGATTACCTTTAAGATAAATAACTCTTTTATCAGCGATGGCATCTTTAATAATTTCCCAACCATCATTTCCGCGGTCCGCACAATCACCCAGACAATAAAGAGTGTCGTTAGGATCAAGATATTTCATAATTTGATCCCAAAGAGGTTTCATACCATGAATATCACTAACCGCATATGTTTTATTCATAAAATATCAATCCTTTCTTAATTTATATATATATATTATAATATATTTTTATAAAAAAATCAAGAGTGAGAAATTATCCCACTCTTGTAAGTTTCATAAATAGATTACAAATATTTAACCCTAAGCAACTTGCTAAAATCCAAATATTCCAATATAACATTTTGTCAGTGTCTTTATACTTTTTAATAAAAGTGCATTGAATCCACTGGATAAGGCAGAAACACCAAATGGCAAAACAAGCCCAAAACAAAGCTAAAAACAAATAATACATTTAATTTCCCTCTTTTAATTCTTTTCTTACTCGCATTAAAATTTTTCCAAGTTTGTTATATGCCATAGTATCTTGGCATCGGACACAATGGCACACGCCCCATGTATTATCATGCCAAGTATTTCCTTCTTCAAGCCAAGCTTCTCCGGTTTTCTCAAGGGCAGTCCGCAAAGTTGGGTTTTGTGTAAATTTAGCTTTTACGCCTTTATACATAACATCTTCTTTAATGTCTTCCCAGTCTTTACGAATTACACAATGTCTTCCTAATCTCTTGGATTTGCCAGGAGTAGGAGCCAATCTAATTTCTTCTGCATCCCCGGGGTTCGCTGCTTTCATTGCCTGAAAATAGTTTTCTACCGTGAGATATCTTTTTCCTTCTATTGTAATTGGAGAGTAAAAAAAGTTACTTAAAAAAGCAAAATCTCCTTCAAATTTATTAATCATTTAAATTTCCTCAAAGTTCTGAAGATCTAATTCGGCTAAATCTTCAAAATCAAAATCTTCATTGTCATCAATATTGACACCATACATTTCGGCGCCTTCTTTAAGATACTGTCTTCGACCTTCCATGTACCATGTCCAGTTATCAACGCCATCCCCTTCAAGAACATTAAGTTCATTTTCAGCTTTAAGAAGTTCAAGAAGTCTTTCTTTAGAAACAATATAATTCATAATAATATCACCTTTCTTTTTATATAAATATTATATAATAATTTTTTAAAAAAATCAAAAAGGAGATAAGAATTATTCCTTATCTCCTTTTTCTTGAATAAAAGTTTTAATTGGTTCGCTTACAAAACAACAAATATCGCACGCAACCTTTACTGATTCTTCTGGATCGTGTTTCAAGTATAGTGCGGTTGTTGCATAAGGAGCGCCTGCTCCAATGGCAAAATAGTCTTTGATCTCTCTTACCATAAACTTACAAATATGGAAAAGATGTCCTTTATAGGCGATAAGAAATTCATTTCTTAGAAATCCATCACCAATAAGAGTATTTTTCCATTTTGAAAATTCAATAATGTAATTAAGAATTTCTCGTTCATTAGCTTCAACTGGCTGATGATTTTCCATATAAAGCCACATTAGACTTTGTTCATCACCATAACCAACTCCGCCAAGAATTATGTCGTTAATCTTAGCAATCTTAGCAAAATTAACATTAGGTTCCTTTTCATAGCCATTAGTAAGAATACTATCAGCACTCATTACAATTCTATCATCATAAACTTTAGCAGCGACAACGCTCATTTCAATCCTCCAACTGACAGATATAAACATCTTCGTGATGGAGAATTTTTCTAATCATTAATTGAATAATATCCCAGTCTCCTCCACCAAGACCACACCCAATTTTATAAGGAAAAGCAATTGGAACATAGCCAGGAACTAATTTATTTAAATTTTCTAAACAGCTAGCAAATGCTTCATAATTAGTATATCTACATGGGCCATATCCATAATCATATTGAGCAAATAAACTTGCTACTCTATGACCATCTACGGTAGTAGTGCAAGCAACTGCACCAAGTAAAATGTCATCAGGTGGATTTTCTAATCCTGCGACTTGCGCTTCCGCGTTTTCAATAGTTTTTTTATAATCTACATAGACTTCAGGCCAACGAATACGGATTTGTTTGGCAAGGCCTGCGCCCATAACGCCTTAACAATTCACTTGATGACAAATTACAATTTTAGGAGGTAAGTCTAATAGACTTTTATTTTTATAATAAGTAATCTGTTTAACCACTAATTCTATCTCTATTATGATAAAAATTACAAAATCTTGAGTCGCCGCCACAAGAACAAATTTCACGTTCCTTAGTGCCCCAACATTCTGCGGTTTTGTCATCTCTTAAATGATAACACTCACATTTCTTAACTACTTCAGTAATTGGAACATCTTCGCTCTTGGATTCTTCTTTCTTTTCATAATGGCCCGGAACCCAAATAAGATTTTCACCATTAACTTCTTCCCAAGCGTCAGCCATCTGTTGGACACATTCAAGGCAATATTGCCAATAAGAATAACATTGATCTCGTGTTAGATCTTCGCTTACTTTGTCCCAAAGAGCGATAGGAATTCGTTCTCTAATTTCATATGTATCAGTTTTAGCTTGACTTACAGCTTCATTATCAATCATAGATAATCCTCCAAGACATATTCAATTTGGTCTAATGTTCCGATTCTTTTAAGAATCGCTATAATTCTTAAAATAGTAAGAGCATCAAGAATATCGTCATAAAGGCAGATAGGGGTTTCCCACTCATTAGCGGAAGCCCACTCTGCATCTAACGATAAATGTTCCATCAATTCATCAAGTTTCGTCATTTTGCACCTCTTCGGCCTCTTCCATATCGGGCGCGGTCTCTTCTGCTTTTACCAAGCCTTCAAGGCACTTAAAGGCAAAATTCTTATGCTTATAAGCACAGAATTTCGGACGATTAAGAATACGAATTACAACGCCTTCACGAACATGGGTCTTACCAATCGGATCAGGACCATCATAATACCGCTCAGCGATTTCTTTAACCTGCTCACCAGCAGTCATGCCTGCGTCATTCCAATCAGTGGTGTCATCAAGAAAACCTCTCCACAGAACAGGGACACACTTACAACCCATCTGCTCGCAACGATAGCGCATGAAATCAGGGGTATATTCAACAACATCCCCATCTTCATTAGTCATAGTCATACGATAGACATAGAAATCAGACTTGGGAAGCACATCATAGCTACCATCACCATAGGTATAATAACCAGTGCAAGAACAGCCATAAGAGAAAGTAGTAGTTTCGCCATACTTCTTAAGGAAATCCTTATCATTCAGCTTTCTATTAGAAGCAGAGGACATAATAGGCATACCCTCATCGGTAAAACCAACAACCTCATAATAGACTTCCTCACCCTTATGGAGCTTACCCTCAAAGAAATCTGCGTGCTTCTTGCGGAACATATTAGAACCATAGAAACCGCCCTCCCAGTCATTCAACACAGTGCGACGAGTGCCAGATACATATCCATATTCATAAATAGGAGTGCCATCACGACGCATAATTCTATCCAAAAGAGTTTTCTTATAACCCTTAAGCATAGGAAGATAGCCGGTGCGCTGAGAAGTGCCATGCATCTTCAAAGTAATCTCAATAAGGTCATTTGGCTTAAAAGCGTTAAGATTATAAGCCAACTGCTCTGTATCAGCATGCTCGATAAACAGAGGTGCAATAGGAGCTTTCTTCTTGCGCACATGGTTCCCCTCATTCACATTACCCTGACGATTCTGACGCATAGGGATATACTTCTTACAAATCTCATGTCCATTCAGAGTAGTAAATGCGAAACCTTCGGCCAACTCATTAAGAAGGGCTCCAGTATAAGAAACACAACTAAGATGGAGGAAAAGGCCATCACTCTTCTCTCCACGCAGACGAATAGTGGTAATATTGCGCTTCATGGGGTCCATATAACCACCAATGCTCTTACCATTTTCATCTTTCTTGCGCAAAAGGTTATTATTTTCAGCAAATTCAGGACTTACCTGCCCATCCGTAGGAAAATAAATACCGAGTTCATCAACCTCATAAGAAGTATCAACACACACAGTATTACCGAAACATTCGCCGAGCATCAACCGATCGGCATTCGGATGCTTCCGCAAATTCTTAATCTTACAAACATACGCATTATAAGACATAATCAATCAATCCTTTCTTTAATCTTCTTTTCCTCTTCCAATTCCCAGTTTTGAGTGGCATAACCATACTCAAAATCTACGGGGTCATCAACTTCATACCCCTGTTCCCGCATTTTTGATGTTGCTTTATACATCATTCGACCAAGACTTTTAGATTTACCCTTTTGAACTAAACCAAAATCAATAAGATCGCTAATTAAACGACTAATTTTCTGATTAGACAATGGGCGCAAAATCATATCATTCATGCGGATTTCATCAAGAGTCATAGAATCATCTGTATTATTTAATACATCCAAAATTCTAAACTTATAATCTGCATTAACTTCTGGACGAGTAGTTGTTCTAGACTTTCCTGGCATAATTTTTTCTTCCTTTCTTAACTTTCTATAAATATTATATTATATTTTTTATATAAAATCAATAAAGTTAAAAACAACCAGTTTTTTTATACTTAAAATTAGTTTTTGTATCCAAATGGGTTATTAAAAGAATACCTCCTTGTTTTTGATAAACAACTCGATAATGGCCTAATCGTCTGCGATAAGTATTTGATTGATCACGTTTTTTATCAATATTTTTAACCTTTTCATCTACTTCTGGTGATAAGGTTAAAAATGTTCTTTCTAAATTTCTTTTAATTTTTTCATTGGCTTTATCATAAAATTTCTTAGCCGATTTTGATAATATAATTGAATAACACATTTCTACATTTTATTCTAAATTCCGAGGGATGTGGTCTAAAGTTCTATCCCAAATACTTGTTAATTCTTCAATATCGTAAAAATATTGTTCTACTCCTTCATCCTCAGTGCGGTCCGCATGATAATGGCCAAAACACCAAACTGTAAAATTAATTTGATCTTTTAATTTATCAAGCCAATCTTCCATAGATTTATCAACAGCAGATTGGTCGATCCCACTAATAAAAAGATCGGTAGGTTCCCAACAGCGAGGACAAGTATGAGTAAGGACAAAATCAAAGTAATTATTTTTTACTTTCTTAGTAATGTAATTCATTTCATCAGGAAACAGTTGCTCTTCAGCAAACCATCCGCACCAACCATTAGATTGACGAAAGTTTTGAAGACGATACCACTTGTCAACAGAATAGGCTCCGCCGATACAGAGAGTCTTAAAAATACCGAAATCATAAACATTCCCATCCATAAGATAACGAATATTACTAAACATGGATTCTACATATACTTCACCATGAATGTCATGATCTACCATGATAGTCATTCCAGAAATATTCTCAGGACGCTCTTCATGGTTTCCACGAAGACAGTAAACAATATACCCCATATCATTTACTTGCTTTTTATTCTTATAGTCAGATTTATTAAGATAAAAATTAAATCCAGCATCACCAAGAATAATTAGCGCGGTTTCCGCAGGTTTAAGATCGGGGTGCTTAGATCTTAAAGTTTCTAAGCGTTCGGCCACACGTCCATGAGTGTCGCCAGTCAAAAAGAACTTTTTAATCAATCCCATTCTCTCCCTTCTTCTTTAAGAGTAATCATATCATCGCATTTAGGACACATAATATATCTTGTAATAATTGTCATTTTCATAACATAATCATCACAAGAAACAGATTTGATATCTTCGCTATCAAAAATGAGCTTGGCCCCACAAGTAGGACAAGTGCATTTATATTTAGGGGTTTCAATAATTTCAATCATAATTAGCTTTCTTTCAATTCTAAAATAAGAGACTCTTTAATTGCTTCATATTGAACTTCATCAAGCATTGCCTCTACTTTTGGGTCAGGCTTATTTTCTACTTTATTACAAAAATTATCAGAAATTCTAATGATGTTATCCATTGCAGTATTTGCGATAATACGTGCCATCTCAAGATCGTAATATCCTCTTTTTACGTCAATAAGATACTCAAGACGATGAGGATGAAGACAATTTTCATAAGGTTCACCGTCAATATAACGACCAAGATATTCTTCTACTCTAAGTAGATGATGAAGTTGTTTGGGGTCGTATCCAAATTTAGCAAGCACATCAACTTTGCTGGGATATTCATGCTCCATAGCATGATATTTTTCCATAGCAATGCCTTTCATAGATTTGACGGCTTGGTAAGGATTATAATGAGTGATTGCTTCTCTATTTTCTACAAGTTTATCCCAATAGGGACGATAAGTAGAATTTACAATTTGAAATGGCGTAAAAAGAATTTCAAGAAAGTTTAGATTTTGCTTTTTAAATGTCCCAATATACAATCTAAAATCCTTAAAATCAATATGCTCTTCATTAGCACGAACATGAGTTGTGCTTACTGGCTTTTTATTAAAAGCAATCTCATCGAGAGTAGGAAGAACAATAAGTTTAGTGTCTACATCACTATTCTCATAATCTAAGCCATAATTTTGGCTACCTTGGAGAAAAAGACCCAAGATACGAGATACATCAAAATATTCAAGAGACTCTTTCCAATGTTCATTTAATCTTTTAGTGATATTCTCTTCTCTAGTCATTTATATCCCTCCTTAGTATAAATCTTCACTGTATAATTCCAATTCACATTTTTCACGTTTTAACTGTCGAGTCGTAGCACTTAACTGTCCACAATTAAGAGCAATTTCAAATGCTTCTTTTCTATTATAAAAATGACCATTCTGGTCAAGAAAACCTTCAACAACTCCGCTAAATCTTTTAGGGATGCCAGCATCTTTCATTGCGGAGTAAATAGAACCATGTCGAATTCCACCAAAAATGGCTCCAGTTTCTTTATCTTTAATCGCCGCGCAAATAATCATTTTCTAAGTCCCTTTCAAAGTATTTACAATTTTTACAGATATATTGATGAGGTAGTTTAATATTATCTCCAGGATTATATGAACAATAAAATTCATAAATAGGATGGTCAAATACATCGCCATGCCAAGGAGTTTTGTCTACCTTAATCAAATGAATACAACTCATACTATCACCTTTTTTCAAACCACCAATTAGCTCCATTTTTGTCAAAAACAAGAACTAAAGGAGTAAAAGTTCCATCTTCATTTTTAAGAATAATACGAGATTCTCTCGTTTTAAATAATGGCTGTCGTCCTAATCTATCATATAATTGTGCCCAAGTTTTAATCATTAAATCAGCCTCCAATTATTATGCTCAATAATTGCTTTCATATTCATACGACCAACGGGATTTTGAGTATGTAAACCAAAGAGATAAGTAGCATTGGGAATTTTAAACTCTTCAAGCCAATTTAAAATTTCAATATAATCTCCACCGTCTTCAAAGTAATCTCCTGCATCATGGTCGAGATTGATATAAATACATTCATCGGTCATATTGCGCTCATAGCAATTTATAACGGCTTTAGCTTCTTTGACACTTTTAGCCCAAATCCAATGCTCGGAAGGCGGAGTCCGCACATCATCTACCCATAAAAACATAGTAATCACGCTCCTTCATAAGATTTACATCTTTTATTCCAACAAATATCACATTGACTCTTTTTTCTTTTATGATTTTTAGGGTCAATAATTGATAAAATTGTATTTAAAGTATTAGGACAAACACCCATATAAAGACATTTATCTTCAACCGCGTCCGCGATCTCCACCCTTAAATCTTGCTCTTCTCTTGGATTCATAGCATTTCGATCCTTTCTAAAAACATTTCTCTTTCAAGTTTATCTAAAGGACAATCCTTGTTTTCAAAATAAGGTTTTAAAAAATGTATTTGTTCTACTGTTGGGCCTTTAGATAAATTATAATAAACATGATAATCATGGTCGAGAATTAAACTACGAGTAATATGTATCCATTGGTTTTTAATTAAAGCTTCATCGGGTTTAAAATCTTTATAATTAAAATTATATTTATCAGCAAGACTAAAAGCTACTGTGATATGTTCAAAAGTATCACATTTAACCATTTCTCCTGTTGGAGATAGCCATCCAATAGGCATTTCAATCATAATTATTCTCCAAAATTAATTAATTTCTCATAGTGATCGGGGTATCCTTCTAAATGGGGGTAAATAGGATTGCCATAACAAGTAAGACAAGGCCATTTCGCGTGAATAAAACCAAAAGAATCACTATGACGACAAGTTTTACATCTTTTTTTACAAGTGTTTTTTAAGTCATCAAATGAGTCATTGGCTAATTCCCAAAGTTCAGTCATTCCATCATTGGTCATGATTAATAACTCCTTTCCCAAATAATAACTGTTTCTCCGCAGGCAGGACACTTGATATATTTAGCCCAATAGCCATGATCATTGTCCCAAGGACAAATATCCTCCATGCTCTGAATGTCGCTATTTAAAAATCGTAATTGTGATTTGCATTTAGAACAAGTAATTTCTTTCTGAACTTCTGGACCATATCTAATTACTTCAACCATTATTCAATCACCCAATAAACAGTTTTTCCATTACCGCAATTAGATTTACCAACTAACCCACGAGAAACAAGTCCACGAAGAACGCCACTTACTGACGAAGGAGACATATCTACATCATGAGTCTTTTTAATCCATCCAGAAAGCTGAGACGCGGAAACACACTTATACTTTTTAAGAGTATCAATAACAATTTCTTTCTTTTCCATAAATATTATCTCCTTTAACTTTATAAATATATTATAATATATTTTTATAAAAAAATCAATAAAAAGAAAAAGGCGAGGTAGAATATACCTCGCCTTATATTAAACTGAAATTAATCAGTTATTGTTGCTATTGGGAGCGAACTTATTGACAATACCTTCAAGGGTAGTGCCACGAAGGAGACGATCAACAAATTCAGCAGCGGATTCACCATTACCAATTGCGTAAGGAGCAATACCAGTAGCAATACTATTGAATACCTTGCTATCACTCTGAGCCTGAATAGCCGCCACAAGATCGGGCTGGATAGACTTCATAACATCAGCAACAGTCTTTGCGTAAGCTTCCTGCTTTGCCTTTTCGATATCAGCAAGGGCCTGCTTTTCTGCGATATTAGCATCAGTTTCCTTCTGCTTACGAGCCATTTCTGCCTCATGAATCGCATCAATAAGAACCTGCATATCCTTTTCTGCCTGCTTAGCAGCCTGCTTTTCAGCTTCCTGCTTACGATTGACTTCAGCCTGAATTTCAAGCTTACGACGGGCTTCCTCACCCTGAAGATTCATGCGATTAATAAGCTTGGTGCTGGCCAACTCATTTTCCTTCTTTTCCGCATCAAACAGCGCCTCAGCGACCTTAACACGGGCTTCCGCATCGGAAAGCTCAAGGCTCTTTTCAACCATATCACGCTGATGGCTTTCAAGGATTTCTGCAATCTCACTCTCAACAGTAAGAGAAAGAACCTCGCAATCCTTTACAAACATACCATTTTCGCGGAAGAAACGTCCCTCATGCTTATTAGAAGCCTTTTCAGAAGTCGTATTTTCAGAATAATCAATAGCAATATTACGAACAATATCACTGTAATTCTGATAGAAGTCCTCAATAGTATGCTTCTTAACTTCGCGCTTCAGAAGAGAACGAATACGATCGCAAAGATACTTAACATAATTATCAACAGAGAACCAACTATCCCTATAGGCAGGATCAAAGTCAACACAGTAAGAAACCTTCACAGAGCACTCAACAAAATCCTTAGTCTCAACGGAGATAATGTCAGAAACTTTGTTGTTCTCATAACGAAGGAATACGGTATGCTCAACCTTATCAGTGGTCTTAGGCTTACCGGTGCTCAGCTGAAGCTCTTCAAGAGTCTGATCGTAATCGAGGAGAATGGTCTGCGGACCGCGGACAACCTTACGAGTGCCATTCTTAGAAACGACATTAACTGCATAACCAGTCCAAACATCAAGACTTACAACACCATCATACTTATTATCAAGAGTAATGGTGCGAGGCTTAGTGTAGGAGGTTCCGCGAGAAATACCAGCATTGCTCTCAAGGTAAGCAAGAGTCTGGAATTCACGATTGATATTATTTACGCTATTGGTAACGCTATAAGCAGTTGCGGTAGAGCTATCAAGATTTGCGGTAGCTGCCTTAACGCTCTTAGCAATAGCCTTCTCAAGAGACCTTTCAGTAAGACCAGCATTATAAGCAAGAGCAGTCTGATTACCAGGATACCACAGATTGCACTCACGCTGGCTCAGCTTACGCTTAACAACAACTTCCACACGAGGATCAGGAAGATACATCGCGGGACCGCGGACTGTTTTAATTTCGCCATTCATGCGATTCATTACATAAATACCTTCGCCGTCAGGGATAGCAATCGCATGATGAAGAATCTTTTCATCGTAATTGATAATTGCATGCTCAGGACGAGGATAATAAATCATCTGGTTATCACCAGTAATAAACAACTCTTCGCCAACAGGATGAACAGTGCCGTCATCATCAGCATATTCAGCAATTACCTTAACATAAATACCAGAAATCTTAGACAGCTCAATGGCACGGAAAATAAATCCGCCCTTGGGAGAGGTTACAAAACTTTCAGTAGGCTCAGGGAATACAACCTCGGGACCGTGGACATAACGCTTATTACCATCCTCGTCCTTAAGGATACAATACTCAAGGCGCTCAAGGGTGACTGCATCACGAATATATCCAAGAGCATCATCGTTCTGGAGAGGAATGACTTCAATTCCAGTAGGAGGAATATAGAAAGAAATATCAGTGCCCTTGATTACAAGAATCTGACCATTTACATAATCTTTCTTTTCAGGAACGACAACATTACCATCAGCATCAATTACCTGACCACCCTCTACAGAAGCTCTCGCCGCATCATAAACACGGGCAAGAAGATACTGGTTAGTGCGAAGCGCATGACCCTTAACGACCTTAGCCATCTGACCCGGGTAGAGAGCAAAAGAAACAGGACCGGGGATATTAATTTTACGACCAATTTCAATATCTTCGGGAAGATTATTGGATGTGCCGGCCGTAGGACGACGACCGCTCTTTGTGGGGTTCTTCAGAACGAGATACCAGTTCTCAGGAGCAGACGCAAAAAGGGAAATTGCCTCATTATAGCCACAAGGACGGAACTTCTTACTCTTGGGCTCAAAACGCACAAGTTCATCAGACTGAGAAAGAGAAGTCTTGGTAGGTCCGACATGGCAGAGGACATTACCCTTAGTGCGGTCAAGGACATAAGCGTATTCATTAATAGAAAGAACAAGGTCTTTCTGCATCATATTTTCACTCATATTTTTAAAATTTACCTTTCTTTTTATTTTCTATAAATATTATATATTATTTTTTTATAAAAATCAATTATCAGAAGTTTTCCAGGTAAAAAAATCATAAATATCTTCGCTATTGTTGATTGGGTAATGTTTTATTTTTCCATTCTTGTCTTTAATTTCACAAATAGATGTTTCATTATTAACTTTTTCCCAAATTAATTCATTAAAAGTATCAAATTCTTCATCAGTTTCAGGAAATCCGCGAGAAGAAATAATCATATCCCATACCATTGATACAGGATAACAAAATACATCTTCATACCAAGCTCCAAAATCATCTTCAAGATTAAAAACTTGATTAAAGATATTAAAAAGTTTTTCTCTAATGCGAAAAATTTCAATTAAGCGATCAATATTACTAATAACAGTTTCTTTATCCATTTTTATCTCCTAAAGAAAAAATGGGTTAGATATTTAATTAAATATCTAACCCATTAAAATTACTTAATACAAGCGTAGCGCTCGCTATTAAGCTTTTCCATCATAAGATCGTATCCAGTCTTTCCAGAAAGGATAGTCTCAAAAATGGTAGGACTCATGCCGGATACAAAGGAAATACCATTCTTAACAGTCATAGGAATATTGTTCTGACGAGCATCAACATTCCAGAAGATAAGATTAGGCATCTTATATCCATAAGCGTTCCATTCCTTTTCAATCTTCTCCATCAGAGTATTACTGACAGTGCCATAACTACCACAACGAACGCAGGAATTAAATTCCATATCACTAATGATAATCAGGTTTTCGGGAATCTCATCCTGAGAGCAACCATTCTTAATGGCAGTCTTAAGCATAAGGTCAAAGGCAGATTCGATATTAGTAGAACCGCCCCAAGGAGCAGAACTAATACGCTTTACCTTATCGCAGAAATCAACACCTTCAACTTCCATGAAGTGAGGAGCAGACTCGAAAGTCATAAAATGATTTGCGAACGGGCCCTTAGCCTTATCTGCACAATACATACCAATAGAAATAGCTACATTGATAGGAGCAGAAGCTTCACTACCAGTCATAGAACCGGAAGTATCAACGAGAGCCATACCATTAAAAGTTTTACCGGCAAAGTAATCAGCGAGATTCGCCCAATACTTATTAATCATAAGACGATCAGTATTGTCCATAGAGATAGCATGATCATAACCATACCGACCATAACCGCCATAACCCATAAGGTTCATAGCCTTAGCAACACACTCATAAGGATAGAGAGCCTTGGCATTAACCGTGGTGGTTTCATCCTTGGCAAAATTCTCATAAGTGCGGGCGCCGGCCTTCTGACGCTCAATGTCATGACGCGCAAAAGCATTCTTATAGATAAGACCTGCGCGAGAAGGAATCTTATCGAACTCAATCTTATCCCACTCGCCCGCAGACATCAAACGCTCAAGGACGTTAATGCGCTTACGAAGAATAGAGAGAGTCTTACGATACTGACGAGGAGTCATATTAAGATGCTTACGAGTCTTCATGCCGAGATACTGAGACTTCGCGGAACTGGTGTTCTCGCTCTTCAGCCACTTAGCCAAAAGAGAAGGAGTCTTACACTGAACATCAAGAGCCAACTGCTCCTTAATGAGAGTATATGCTTCATCCTCAATGGCCGTACCATCAAAGACGTAAAGGTCGTCCCAACGACCAAACTCAGGGACATTCTTCAAATTGCGAATAACGGCCTCAGATTCGTTATTTGCTAGCCACTTCATACAAATGCGGAAGAAGCGACGCTCACCTTGACCACCGCGCACATCGCGGATATAAAACAGACACTTCAAGGCATAAAGAGGATTCTCACGATATGCCTTCTGGAACATAAGAAGAACATCCTCATCACTACGCTTACGCATAGAAGCGCCGAGCGCGAACATGTCCAAAAGATCACTGGTCGTGGTCTTATGAGTAAGCGCGCCATTCTCCGTGAGAGTATAATTAGTCTCATTCTTCATGCCATTCAAAAAAGTATTCATAGTCTTCACCTAAATCTTTAACAAGATTCCTTTCTGAAAATTTAATGGAGGCAAGGGTGAGATTCGAACTCACGAATACCGGCTTTGCAGACCGTCCTCTTAAACCACTTGAGTACCTTGCCATATGAGTAAATTAATTACTCATAAATATAAATTTCACCATCTTGAATGTTTAATAATTCAATAGGAAGCGTATTACATCTTTTAATCCATTCGTCATGACCAATTACAGCAGATGCTCTATTAGGATAGCTTTCAACGATAATCCATTGATCACTATCTATTTTAATACCAGTTTCATAACGTCCAGTATCATTAGTATAACAAGTATCAATAGTAATAAAATGTTTATTATTAATTAATTCTGTAGTATCTACTACATCACCGCGAATATCAAAACCGGCAGAAAGAGTATCTAAAAAATTTAGAAAATCATTTGTATTCATCATATTACTATTCTCCTTAAAAAAAATAAAGCTGATAAACTAATTAAATTCATAATTAAATTAGTTTATTAACTTAACCTATGTTATTACGCAATAAATAATATTATTTCCAACTTATGGTGCGGTTGGAGGGACTTGAACCCTCGGCCAATAGCTTAAAAGGCTACTGCTCTACCACTGAGCTACAACCGCATAAAAAACAAGACGCTCTTCTTTTTAATTTCATTACAAGCAAAAAGATTAATAGCTGGATGCGTCTTTAATAGTTATTTATAATTTATCTGCTCTCTTAATTTTTAGTTTTTTCAAACAATCCTCCAAAGAGAACAAATCGTCTATTTTCTAATATAATTTTCATATAAACGACTTTAAATTCTAGAGCCAAGCCATTTATATTACTTATTATATCATACTCATAGACCTACAAGCATTTGATTTTACATCAATCCTTTTTAGTAGAAACTTAAAATAAGTTAATAGCACTGGAAACCCAGTAAAAAAAATTTGCTGTATGGCTCTATGTAGTTAATTAATCAGGCATCGCGATTTATCATAGACCGAATTAATAACTATGGAGCAAGTGAAGGGGATCGAACCCTCATTCTCGGCTTGGAAGGCCGATGCACTAGCCATTGTACTACACCTGCGTAAGCATTTTCTTTATATTGTTGAAAATGCCAAACAATCAATAAAGAGAATAAGAATTGAAAAAAATTTTGTACGTTTTATATATTTATTATATATTAAATTTTTAAAAATGTCAAATTTTCTTATTTCCTAATGTAATATCGCATATAATCTTGATATGCTTTTTCACGAGTAGGAAATTCATAATTTAAATAAGGATATACTCGCCAACGATACCAACGTGAAATTTCATTTTTATAAAAAGTTTCAAAATCACCTTCTATGGTATAATAATCGCAAATATCATAAGAACAAAAAAGTTTTTTATACTCTTTGTAATTATAAATTTCTTCAGAATTTTTTAATTTTTGACGAACTTTTTTATTTGCGTATCTCTTATATCCGCGGTCTTTGCGATCGCCACTATAAGGTGTTTTTTTTCTACTTCTACTCATTCTTTTAACCTCCTTTAAAAGATGTTAAAAGATAGTCATTCGAGAACCCATTGGACTCACTCCTTTTAGATTAACTTAAATAATAATATGGTAGCTATGACCCGGTTTCATGGTCAATTACGAAGAGCAGTTAAAAGTTGTTATCTTTTACCTAAAATCTCTCTTCAACTTCTTACGAAGGACTAAGCCGTATCATTTGGTTTTCCCAACTTATTTCGACTTGCAGATTTGTTACCTACTGCTGTACTACCTGTTGGCCTGTCTATGTCAACCCCGACCCGTCTATCTAATTTTCATTAGAGGCAACTGCCGTTAGCTATTATTATTTAATGGTGCGGGCGACGAGAATCGAACTCGTACGAGGGTTTACCTCATGGGATTTTAAGTCCCAGGCGTCTGCCAGTTCCGCCACGCCCGCGGATGTCAGCTTTAATGTCAGCCAACAACTTCCTCTTCAAGTTCCAGCCAGAATTACTGACGCTCAGTCCGTCTATTTTTTCTCTCGCGGGCTTTAGATAATATTTACAAGACCTTAAATAACATCCTTGAAGTTTGGTAAAGATTTTATTCTTATATTTGCTGATAAGGTCTTTCTTCATTTTATATAAATATTATATAATATTTTTTATAAAATGTCAAATTTTCTTTTGTTTGGTATAAATATACCTTTTTAAAAATTTACAACCACCGCAACCATTTTTATTTTTACAACGATAACAATTATCAGTGTCAAAAGAAAAATACCAAGGTGGTTGTGGTCGCATTTTTCTTATTTTCTTTTTCATTTTCTATATATATTATATATTAAATTTTTATAAAAATCAAATAAAATATTTTAATTCAAGTACAAGACCTATTATTTTCGGTTCCGTTGGGTTTAACCACTTCCCTACCTCCGCCATATAATGGTGGGGAGGGCAGGATTCGAACCTGCGTAGCATCAGCGACGGATTTACAGTCCATTTTGCTGTTAAGGTCTTTTTTAATTTATAAATATATTATATATTAAATTTTTAAAAATGTCAAAAAATTGCGGAAATTAGTGTAAAGTATTTTTACTTTACACACCCGCGTCCTCACAGCTTATGTCCATCTTATTGAATTTACGCAAATCCGCGATCTTCCAATTATAAGTAGGAGAATAATTCCACGCTTTTCCGCGCCTTCTTCCTCTATTCTTACTCTTGGCTGAGCACATAGGGCATGAACAATGAATTTTATTTTTACTAAATTGATGGAGATTATCATAATAGGGATGAGTAAGATCACCATACACTTCTTTGGTGATTCTACGTTTTCTCAACGCTTTTCTTTTGGAAACATCACGATTATAAGCACGAGAATTAGATTTCATATAATATCCTCCTTATTAAATTAGTTGGCGCGGTCGGTAGGACTCGAACCTACAATCGACGCTATGAACGCCGACACTCGCTTTCCAGGCGAGCCGACTACCAATTATCGCACGACCGCATATGGCGCGGGCGAGAGGATTCGAACCTCTGGAGGGTTGCCCCTCGCCGGTTTTCAAGACCGGTGTAATAAGCCAAACTCTACCACGCCCGCATATAAAGGAGAAGAAAATCTTCTCCTTATTTATTACATCTCCTTAAGGAGACAATTTACCTCGTTCTCGGCAAAAGACTTATCGCGAGAAGCATCGTTGAAATAATTCACCATCTTGTCGTAATGAGCCTGAGCCTGATCGAGAAGAGCCTGAGCTTCCTTCATCTTATACTCGGCGCGCTTCATACGCTTTGCGGAAACCTTCGCATTACAACGCGCGGCTGCAAGCTTCTTGCCATTTTCAACATTAAAGCTATCACGAGGATCACACTTAGCATAGCCCTTGACTGTCCGACCGGCATATGTAGAAACCGCGCTCACAGTCTTTTTACCCTTGGGATCGTTATACTCATAAAACTTATACTTGTCCAGAGAATAATTCATAATTTTACACCTTTTACACATTTATTTTAATCTTTTGATTAATGGAGCTGGAGACAGGAATCGAACCCGCGACATCTTCATTACAAATGAAGCGCTCTACCTGCTGAGCTACTCCAGCATATCGGCACTAACGCAGTTCCCGCGTTCTTTCTCCCAATTTCTTTAACTTATCAATTAAAGAGTTCGTTGCCGAAAGAAAAGTATAAGAAAAAAAATTTTTGAAATCTTTCTCTCTCAACTTTCTATATATATTATATATTATTTTTTTAAAAATGTCAAAAAATTTTTAAAAGTAGTTTATTGAAGAAATTGTTGAAATATTTTTATAATTGATTTTCTATGGCCTTTTGGACCAATTGTCCGCAATTATTAAATCCTATGTTTTATCATCATATCCAATTATTGTAATTGTATGATTGGAATATTTTTCGCATTTCCAGAAAGATAAAATAACAGGTTTATTCATATCAATTAAATTTTTAATTGTAGTAAAATTATATCCAAATTCTTTTAAATAATTTGAATGAGTTTGACATTTTTGTTTAGAAAAATATTCTAAAGATTTATTAAAAATATTTTTAATAAGTAGAGGATTGGTTCCTCGTTTATCATTATAACAATATTTTTTTCCAATAGATTCAACTATATTATAAATTTCTCTTTCAGAAGGATTCCTAAAACGAGTATAACAAATAGATGTTATACTCGTTAAAGAACAATTACGTTTATCTCCAAAATCTTTTTGATCTAAAAAGAAAAAAATTTTAATACGATGTTCCATAAATTACTCGCCCCAACAAACAGGCATCGTAACCCAAGCGGAACCATTATAATATTTCAACCCAGAATTTGATGTAGTATCTACCCATAAAAGTTTTTTGTCTGTTGGAGCAGTTGTCCCAACATAAAAAATATTTTTTGGAAGACTATTTATTGTGGTATTAAGACTACTAATAGAAGATTTCGCACTACTAACATCAGATGAAAGAGAATTTACTGTAGTTTTAGTAGTCTTTAAATCGTTTGATAAAGTGCCTACGGATGTTTTAGTATCTTTAACATCAGTAGATAAAGTGCTTACAGTAGATTTTGTGGAGCTTAAATTAGAAGATAATGTGCTCACTTCAGAATTAGTTGAATTTAAATTATTTGATAAAGTGCTAATAGAAGATTTAGCATTGTTTATGTCAGTAGACAATGTACTTACAGAATCCTTTGTAGAATCTAAATCAGATGAAAGAGATTCTACAGTAGATTTCGCGGCTGCACTTATATCATTTAATAATTCCGCGGGAGTGCGATAATAAATCTATCCATCATTGCCAATAATAGCAATATTACCAGTGCCATTAACCGCAGAAGTAAGTTTTAAATTAGAGCTTGTAATTTGACCGTTTGCTTCAATTGTAGTATTACCGACTGAAACGTCATTAGCATTTTTTTCAGCAGTAGAAACAAATTGATCAAAAATTCTTGGTTTAGCCATAAATATTTTCTCCTTTCTTGAATATTAAATCCAAGCCACGGGGACAGGGGTCCAAGTACCTGTGGTAGAAGTTCTATATTTAAAAGTGCCAGTAGAACTGGTAGTATCGATCCAGAGTAATGGGGTAGTTCCAGACGCGGGTTGCGTAGATCCAATATAGATAGCATAATCAGTAGTAGTTCCAATTACTGGAGTTTTATCTATTATAGACCAAGACCCATCTGCGCGCAAGTATTTAGTAGTGCTACCATCTGATTTTGGAACAACACCATTTTTAGTGGTTGAAAATAATCCAATATCATCAGCATTAACATTAACTGAGGCTGCTCCTTCAATACCCATTACAGTAAGATAATCACCTTTTTTAGCAGTCCAATCTACTAAAGTAAGAGTGTTATTACTAATAGTGTAGTTATCATTTTCTTTCATCATTACACCATTATAATAGGCAGTTAATGTGCCAGAATCATTATTAAAATCAAAAGGAATAGTAAATGTTGATTGTGTGGCATCTGTTACAGTAAAAGTATATTTATTAGTAATTGAGTGATAATCAACACCCTCGGTTGCCGCTGTAATAGTAGTACCATCACTTTTTAAAATACCAGTTGGAAGAGAAACAAGAGTAGCTTCAATAGGAGTTTCCCATGTCTCACCGTCTGTATTTTTTACTAAAGCATCACCAGCGGTTCCACCATCAGGAAGACAAGAACTAAAATCTAAATCATTAACTTTAGTTATTCCATCACCAATTTTTATTTTATTTAAATCATCATAGATGATAATTTCACCTTTTAAAGGAATAAAATTAGTCGCTTTTGCCCAATTCGCGGAACTATCATGCTTTTGGACTATGCGACCTTGATATGTTTTATTAGCCATATTATTTTCCTTTCTTTAAAAATTTTTATTGTTTAACTGCATTTGCTTGAAGCCAGGTCAGTAGGTCACCGGTTGGAGGGTCCAAAAATGTGACAGTGCGGTAGGCAGAATTGATCCAATTTGCATTTCCCGCTACATGGTCTGCATCTGGACTGCTAACAAAAATTTCATTTACTGTTGTATTATTGTACTTGATATAAGTTGAACCCATAGGGGGCAATCCGAATTGTTATTGAAGTAAAATTCTCCCCATTTGAAATAAAATTCAACGAAGAAGCAGTAAAATTAGCAAGAGAAGAATAATTATCATTAATAATTCATATTTCTTTTGGAACAATAGGTGGGTCAGGAGCAACTTTCGCGCGCACTAAAGAATTATTTATTTTTATAATATCATTTTTAGAATCCTACTTTGTTCTTATTAAATTACCATTTTCTGCTATATTATTACTATCAGTAGAAATTAAACTATTATTAGCAAGAACAATATTTTTATTTTGTAATAATATTTTCATTAATTGTCTCCTTTCTTTTAAGAGATTATTTTAGATTGATAAATTATTTTATTTTATATTATAAATATTTATTGAGATGGCATAATATATCCAGCAATATTTAATGTATAATATGTATTTGACCAATAATAACTTGAATTGCCAATCGTCATATAAAATTTTGAAGAATTTTGGTCAAAAAAGTGTGAAAAATTAATATTATTATTATTATATCCATCAAACTAAAATACATCACCATTTACAGCATAATATCCGTCTAAAAAAGCATAAATCCCTCCATCAGAAGGGACGTAATATCCATTTGGCTTAATTGAAATAGATTGTATCTAAAAATTAGGTGGCATAGCTATACCATCCCAATATATTGTCTGCGTATTGCCAAAAAGTGTATTTCCAGCGCGAGCAATACAATAAAAAAAATCCTATCGAGTTCCAGTTACTCCAAAAATATTTACTCCACTTTTAATATTACTTGCAGTTAAATTACTACTTCCACTTACTCTTATAGCTCCAGTTGTATATTTTCCGCTATCAACTACGGTTTGATTATATCTTCCAGGAGTTTTGGTAATTGTAATGTTTTATTTGTTCCACTTGATAAATAACCACTAGTTCCTACACTTGAAGTAATTAAACCATTACTATTAATTGTAGGATTATTAAGCACACCAGTTGGCATAGCATTAACAGTTACTTTAGATAATCCATCATAATCATTATCAGGCATTATAATTTGAGAAGAGGTTGATGGTGTAATAATTTTATCTTGTAGTTTAGGATTTCCACCACCGCCACTTATTACTTCTATACTCACATTAAACCTCCTTTATAGACAAAAAAATGGTGTTACCTCTTTTGTATAATTAGAAGTAACACCATTTAAAAAATAGTTTTCTCAATAATCATTTCCAAAAGAGTAAAACCAAAATATATATTTATAAATTTTAAGTTATCAATTTCAAACTTAAATTTTTATCTACATTATATATTAATTTTTGGAAATAATAATATATTGAATTCGACCAAAAAGAAAAAGGCTCTCAATTAAGAGAGCCTTTAATTAAATATTTACCGTAGAAGTTCCGCAATCAAAAATGATATAATTAGTTTGCGCGAGCGCCTCAATAGAGGGTGTACCCCACGTTCCATCGCCTTTAAGAAAATTGTCCTTATTGGCGACCGCAGGCGCCGGCACTAAACCTTTTGCTCCATTGCTAGAACTGGTTGCGCCAACCATTACATCAATATTATTTTGAACGACGGTCCAATCTGCGATTTTAAAAGCGGAATTATAATCACCAACACATACAATCATATCTCCTGGCTCAATTTTTCCAAGAGAGCTAAGAGTGAATGTGGCATTGGATTTATAAGTCCAACCTGTTTTATAATTAGTTAAATTTGTGATATCGGTAGCATTTGAAACCACACCTTTAAACACAAGAGAAGAAGCAAGAGTCGTCTCAAGCTAAGTGAGACGATTTCTTGCGTCAGAGTCTTTCAGGTGGTAAATGACGCTACCTAAGTTGATTTTGGAAATCAATTTCATATTATCTGCCATTTACTCACCACCTTATATTAAAATTTAACTAAATTAAGCCTTAGTGATGGGACTGACTTCAATTTCAACAGTCTTAGCAGTCTTAGTGATAACATCAGTCTCAGGAGTGATAGCAACGCTAAATGCAGCAGTAGCATCGGCCTTATCATAGCTAACGCCAGTAATAAGAGCGTCTTTAACTTCAGTACCAGCAAAGTTAAGAGTAGCAGCAGTACCAGTAAAGGTAGCAGCATCAATTACAGGTTTAACATAAGTAACATTAGTAACTTTCATATCTTCAACTTCAGTACCGGTAAAGGTGCTATTAATAGCATATTTATTACCAGTAAAGGTAGGTTGAGATACTTCAACACTGGCGCCAGTCATAAGAGCGTCAGAAGCACCAAAGGTAGGTAAAGCACCAGACAAAACAGGAGCAGTATAACTAACATCACCAGAAGCAGTAACAGCATTAGAGGTGCCTGCCAGAGTAAAGATTAAGGTCTCAGCATCATCACCAGAGCCAACAGTAGCAACAATACCTTCAGTAGCAAAGGCGCTTTTAACATCAGTAGCTTTTTTAACAGAGCCTTTAGTAATACTATAAGCAGTACCAGCATTCTTCATTTCTTGAACTGTGGCAGTTGTAGGAGTAACAGTAGCAGTGGGTTTAGAAATAGTACCAGCAATAGCAATACCATTATCGGCATCAGCAACAAAACTAGAAGTTACGGAACCTGCGGGTTTATAAGCTTCAGCAGTAATAGAAGCAGCAGTAGCAGCTTCAGCATCTTTAAGAGTAACGTTAATAGAACCACCAGAAATAGCAGAACCAGTAATCTTACCAGCAGGAGTGTAATTAGCCTTGGTAAGAGTGGCATCGGCGGCCTTAGAAGTAACAGCAGCATCACCAGCGACAGTGACAGGTTTCATGGTGATGCTATCAACGGTCTCAATTGACCCGGAACCAGAAGCCTTATCAGCATAGGCCATTGCGCCAAGAGTAAGAGCTTTCTGAAGTTCAGAGACAGAAATATCCTTGTTAAGTCGAATACCAGCAATGGTAATAGTATTAGAAATATAACCACTAAGGTCAGTCTTGGTGGAACCAATTTTTTCCCAAGCATAGGTATAAGCACCCTCAGCGCCAGAACGAATAGTAATCCACTCAATATAAGTACCAGCAGAAGCCTGAGCATCAGCAACCATGTAAATCTTATACATAGTGTCTTTAGAAGCTGCTACAGAAGGACCAGTAGCTCCACCATCAGTATCAATTACAACATCAAAACTATGAATTTGTCCGACTTGAGAATCAACATAACTCTTAACGACAGAAGCATCAACAAGGCCTTCACCAGAAATTTCAGTGGCAACTGCCTTCCAAGCGGCAGCACCAAGAGATTCAAGAGCATGTTTACCAAGAAGAGTAGTTAGATCCGCACGGCCATCCGCATCTTTTACATAAACTGTAGTGCCATTGGCGAGTTTAATTTTAGAAATATAAGTCTTAGTATCAGGCATAATATATATATCTCCTTTATTTTATTTATTTCTTAATCCCAAGGAAGATCAAGAGTTAGACATTCTTTATCTTCGTCGTCTAATACGAATTTAATAGAATTTACACCATCTGTAATAGCTTTTTGAGTCATTGTTCCATCTATATTACTTCCTGAAGTCTCATAAAGTTTCATAATACCAGCAATATTTTCTGTTGCCTCTGGAGTTAAACAATAATAACTATCCCCATCGGAAATATAGACAGAAGATTTCGCGTTTTTATCAATATAAATGTGTTTTTGACTTTTTTCTAATTCAGTTGTGTAAGTGCTATCGGTATAAAATTTATTATTAAGATAATAACCTGTAAGAATTATATTATTGTTATTATCAGAATAAACTAATTGATTATAAGAATTAATTCCATCACCAATCTTAATTCTTAGACCATAATTTATTGTATCAACTAAACAAACCTCTCCACGAGCGGGAATGAATTTATTTCCAACTTTTTCATAATTATAGTCATTATCGCGACGTAATTTAATAATAGAATTAATCTATTTTATATTAGGCATTAATTAGCCTCCTTTCTACCTTTTTTAGGCAGTAGGAGCACTACCACCATCAATAATTAAACCATCGAGTATATCAGTTAAATCATTTTCATTAGGAACTTGACTAAATTGGTTGTTATTAATAACATTGTAACTAATCCAGTTGCCATTTTTATCTTTAATTGAAATGGTTTCACCTTCATAATTACCATATTTAGCAACCCAAAGACGTGCTTCATTTTCATTTTCAAAACGAGTCTTTTTAACAATTTGTTTTAAATTGCCTTTTTCATCATAATAATAAACTTCTCCGCTATTTTTCTCGTTATTTGTTACAATAAGAGTTTCATTAGAGATAACCTCTTCAGCGATGCTATTATTAATTTTATCTTTATTCAGATATGCTAATTTAAACATCAGTCAATCCTCCTTCCTTAGATTTTCGTGGTTACTACATAATAGCCATCAATGTAGTCTTGCTCGTAACCATCGGCAATCATTGCTTCTGGAAGTTGATGACTGAATCTACCACCAGAAATAATAAATTCAGCATTGCCCTAAATTGTAAATAATTCTTTGCCAGTACTTTCAAAAGTACCACCTGTAATTATAGTTTTACCAATATTAAGAGTATCATTGTTTTTAACACCTTGAACAGTAGCCTTACCATCATTTGTTGAGAAATAACCACCATTAATAGTAACAATTTTACCAACATTATAAATTGGGCCGTAGAATTTACCATCATTAATAGTTAAAACACCATTATCATCATTTTTAATAGTAACATAAGCGTTAATAAAAGTACCACCATTAATAGTTAATTCAGGAGACTCAGCATTTTCACCATTAATATGTTCTTTACTATAATCATAATAACCATTATCAACTAAGCTGGATAATCCGCCAGGAGAGGAGAAGACACCGTCACTAATAGTCATATAACCATGATTTTTTAAAACATATCCTCCATTACCTTTTTCATCAATAGAACGAGAATAGGTTCCATTTTTAATTGTAACGTTACCATTGTTTTCAACAACAGCTCTACCATTTTTATTACATTCTACGTTACCATTACCAGTTAAAGTAAGGTCACCAGTATTTTTAATTACAACAGGGCAAGTGTCATTATTAACAATAACAGCATTATTCATATCAACAGTAAATCTTTTATTCGTGGAAATTGATTCATCTGCCTCAAGGCCACTATTTAATTTAATAGTTCCGCCATCTTCAACAGCATCAATAGCTTCATTTACACCAATAAAAGTTTGTCCATTGACTTCAACTGAAGTGTCATCTACGGTTTCACCATATACTTTAATAACATCTAAATCAGTTTTTAAAGCATACTTGTCAAGTTCAACTTTCTCAACATAATTTTTTGCGATTTCTGTCTTAACATCTTCTACTTTTTGGCCGACTTCAGTAACTTTATTATCTATATCAGAAATTTTTTGATTAATTTCGCTAATAGAAGAATCAATTCCATCAAATTTTTTATTTAAGTCAGTAGTTAAATCTTTGATACTAACTTTAATAAGATTATCTGTTTCTTCTTTATTATAATAATTGCTAAGATCAACTGCATGAAAAATTTCCCAATTGTCGCCGTCCCAAATATAGAGACTACGTTCCGCGGTTACTTGATAAATATCACCTGTTTCCGCGGATTCTGGTAAATTACTTTTTTCTGCGACTGTACCAATAAAATGAATAGCCCCTTCATTAACACCAACGTATTTGAGTTCGCCCCAAGTAGAAGTGCCATCACCAATTTTTACTTGGCCTTTATTTTTTCCGTCGAGAGTTACGCATGGTTCGCCCGCTTTTGGAATATAAGTATTAGCAACTGCATCCCATTGAGCTTGATATCCACGACGGAATTGAATAAGGGTCTGTAAAGTTTTCTTATTTGCCATTTACAAATTTCCTCCTTATTTATTTATACTGGAACTTCTCCGCCATCAATAACCTCATATGTATTATCATCATTAATGTAAGGAAGATCATTCCAAGCATGAACACCATCGCCAACTTTTAATTTGCCAGTGTCTAATTCAAAACCCGGTTCTCCCGGACCTAAAAGAATATTTTTTTTAGCCCAAGTTTCTGCGTTTCCACGTTTAAAGTAAAACTTTGACTTCATATAAACATCAGCCAATTAAATACACCTCCTTAATCAATACTACCGCCATCCCAAATATATGTATTATCAGGATTAGAAGGTTCAGAGCTCCCGCCACTACCACTATTATTACTATTGGATTTTTGTTCAACCCAAGTATTATTATCTTGATAAATATATAATTTTGATGATTTAGGAATAAAAGCAGTACTGCCAGGGAGCAATGAAATTGTTGGAATTTTTTCAATATCTTCAACAGAATCAACTATGAATTTTTTTAATCCATAATTAACTTTACCATTTTGATGTGTTAAAGTATACATCTTATTGCCTCCTCTTTTATTACATCATTCTAAATAATATAAAAAAATATTCTTTATGAATATAAAAAATTGGCCTACTGAAATTCTCAGTAGGCCAATTAATTTTAATAATTATTATATGCAGTTAATAAAGTATCTAATTGTGCTTTAAAACTCGCATCACCTGATGTTACTTTAGTATTATTCCCTAATGCGGTTGCGACTGCGTTAAACCAAATGACCAATCGTAATGGATTTGCATTATTGATAGTAATAATTGAACTATTTAAATAAGTATTTATATATTCTGCAAAAGTATTTGCTTCACTTCTGGAATAATTTTTCCAAGTAAATGCAGGCCACCAGACTGCATAATAAGTTATATTAGATGTTTCGGCAACAATTGAAGGCGTTGTTCCCTTTTTATAAGTCGCGGTTTTTGCTGAAGATGATGTAGACCATCCTTTAAAAATATAATTAGACTTTGTTGGAAAATTAGATCCATTTATATTAAAAGAAGAATTAGCATTAACGGTCTATGATCCAGGTCCACCAGAACCGCCATTTGCATTATAAGTCACAGTAATTGTATTTATTTTCCAAATGGCATAAAAAGTTGTTGAACCACTTACTGATACTGCACTTCCTGCATTATATCCAGAAGTTGCTGATGAAGAAGTGCTCCATCCTTGGAAAGTATAACCAGTACGAGTAGGCGCGGAAGCCATTGTAGCAGTCATAGAATCAGCATAAACATAATTTGTAGACCAAACAGTATTAGTACCATCATTTTTATTAAAAGTTATTGTATATTGTCTATAATATTTATACTACCATGGTATAGAATATGTATTGCTAGCGCTCCAAGCAGCATTTACATACCAATAGTAAGTAGTGTTTGCTGATGCCACTTGTTCAATTTTAGTATCGTATCCAGTTCCTGCTCCATCATCGTCTGTTTTCAATGTTGTTCCACTAACAGCACTTCTTCTATCAGTTCCTGAACCTGCTGATAAAAGTGAAGAACTTAAATAACTACAATAATCAGGAGTATTAGAATTACTAGTTGTTTTAAAAACTAATTTTCCAGCATAACCTGGTGTTGTTACTGTAATATATCCTGCTTTATAAGCAGGTACAGAAGTAGTACTGCTTATTCCACCAATACCGCTGCCTATAGTGTATATATTAATTGGGGCCATCCAAGAGCTTATTGATTCAAAATAAAAATAAAGTTGTCCTGAAAAAGCAGCAGGACTACTCCAAGGAGCCACCGTTATTCTATAAGTTGTATTAGCTGTTACAGAAAATTGAGTTATTTTAAAATGATTATTTCCTCCACTCTAATCATCAGAGGTTAAATAATTTGTTATTGCCTAATATCCATTAGAAGCGCTTGAATTTAGTCCTATTGAACTAGCATATCCTATAGTTCCATAATCATCAAAACTACTTCCAGAGGCATAAATTGTAAAGAATCCATTTGAGCTGGGGGTATAATCAATATATCCAATTCCATAAGAAGATAAATTATAATCTGCATAAGTATTAACAGCTCCACTATAATTACCTAAATTTTGTAAATACCATCCGGTTGGAGCTTCTGTATAAAAGAAAACTATATAAGGATATGTTGAACTGTGATCGGTACAAACGGAATCTGTTCCATCATAATTTCCATTTTCTGCCTACTCTACGCATTTTGACCAAGTGCTATGATAAACATAACCCTAATAAGTATACCCACTAATAGTAGGAGCTGTAATGCTTGAAGAAGAAGTGGAAGTTTCATAGCCCATATAACCTCCAGCGGTTAAATTATAGCAATCCCAATAATAATCCTCATCAGAGCCACCGCTACCTCCTCCGCCTCCACCAGATTCTTCATCAGTCCAAGCAACTCCTGTTCCAGATGCTCCATTATACCACTGGCCTGCTGTATAATAATCTACTTCCCAAGCATATTCATACCTTGTGTCAGGGGTTAATCCTGAAATTAGAACCCAAGGAGCTCCAGTTGTTGAAGGACCAGTATCCGAAGTTCCATCATCTAAGCAGACATATAACCTTCTACTAACCTGATCTGAGCTTAATCCACTTGCTTCAAAAATTAATGAAGTAGTAGTACTACTTGTGCAACTTACAGAAACAGCCATTTAATTTCCTCCTTTTATCTTAAAAATTTCTAAAAGCATTTTTAAATCGCGGTTTTCGGTCTTTGCGTTTGATGCCGGTCGGACCACATTAACCGCCCTTATTTAAGCAAACAAAAATGCTCTTAAATTTTGTCATCATGTTCTTTTACTCCGCAAGCGCTAACCCGTAGGTTGCCTTACGCTTCCTTCCACTATCAAAGAACAATCAAACTCCATTTAAGAGCATTTCCTCGGTTTGTTTTCAGTATTCAATTTGGTTAGATTTAAATAGGAAATCTTACTTATTCCGCACCGATCAGCATTAAAATTAACAATAGTGCCAAATCACCTTTAATATAAATATTCCTTACCTATTCTTAATCACTCTTTCGTTGTGGTTAACGTCTTTTCTTCAGCCTGTTAGGAAAAGAAACCTATCGTTTTAAATAAACAACGCCATCGCCATTTACGACCTTGCCACTTACTCAGGTACGATAAGCAGTTTTTGCGATTACTATAAAGTATACTGCCAAATACTTTGGTCGGAGATGAGGGAATCGAACCCACTCGAGCGACTAAGCGCACCGGTTTTACAGACCGGGGTGTCTACCTTATCACGTTAATCTCCGAAATATATTTCCTATAATCTTTAATAAATCGCCAGTAATCTTCTCGATTATAAGGAATGTTATTATATTTATTAAAATCATGCGCGAAAGCACAATAAATTAGAAAATCTAAATGTTTAGATTTTAATTGGACATGCCACTCATAAGAACCATCAAGTCTAGCTCCATAAGCACGATGAAATAAAGTATATTCTCCAAACCGCACTTTATCCGCAAGTATAATTTTAAAATCATCTCGATTATTATGAATATTTAAAACGTCATAACCAAGACCATTTTTGGTAAACTTATGAGAACCACCAAAAGTTTCTTCACAATAATTTAAATAAATATCAAACATTTTTTTATTTGAGGGTTTTAATTAGGTTAACCCATAACCTCCGATAGTGTGTCTACTGGACCAAGGAAATACCCGATCGCCGCATTTCGCTCTTTAAAAGATGGACGCTTCTAATCCTACTTCCTATCGTATAAAAGGACTTATCAATGACTGTTATACATATTGCCTTTATTATCTTTATAAACAAATTAGCATTACCCAGTGCTACCGCGAGGAGGTTTTGTTTTTAGCACCGCGGAGGGGGTGGGTGTCGATCCCACTTATCTGGTTTTAGAGACCAGCGCATTTGCCGCTATGCTACCCCTCAATAAACTCCTTAATTCAACTTACGGAGTTTTCGCTTCATCTTATTAATGAGACGCTGATTCATAACTTCACCATGGGAATACAACTTCGCAATGCGATTTTCATAATGTTCTTTAGTGCGACAAATCACAATTTTTCTCCTTAAATTGAATTTATGGTCCAGAGAGGATTATCTGCGTCATCTAGACCCAATTTTTTATTCATTATATATTCTTTCAGAGTAGCAAATTCTTAATTAAATATATAACTTAGCAGAACTCTGGTGGCACGGCCGGCTGGACTCGAACCAGCAGATGCAGGAGTCAGAGCTCAAAAGTTGGACTTGCACCAACATTCTCGGTTTTATAGGACCGGAAGCCTACTAACAGAACTTATATAATACTACTTAACCCCGTCATATTATATAACCCATTTAACTGATTTTGAGAAAGTCCTGTGCCTTACCATTTTGGCGACGACCGTATAAAACAAGACACCAAAGAATTTCAATCAATTCATTTCATCTATTTGTCGATTAATTCTCTCTTACCCCAAACAGACTACACCTTCGACAGGTAATCAAAAGTTATTGATAAAACAATATCTCTGTTATCTTCTAATATAGAAAAGAAAATTCGCAGTTTGTGGTGTCTTTGATATATTTAAAACACGAACGCTGTGCTCAACCATTACACTAATTACAGCTGATTATTGGAATCGAACCAATCCTGCGTTCGGTGGTACGGGATGAGGGACTCGAACCCACGACCTCCTGAATGTAAGTCAGATGCGCTACCAGCTGCGCTAATCCCGTATAAGCAACTCAATTAATAAAAGTTGCTACAAAATCCTTTTCAGTCATATACATAGGAGCAGAAGCAAAACCACCATCATCAATCTTACAATACAGAATAATATCTTCCGCATTAGGATTGGAAGCACGAGTAATTGCCTTTACAAGCTCCTTATTGTCGATGGAATTATAATAGCAACCAAAATCAACAGAAGTCTTTTTCATTTTTTATCAATTCCTTTCTTAACTTTCTATATATATTATATTATATTTTTTATAAAAAATCAAAAAAGTTATTTCAAACTAGACACGTTAGAAAACATAATTTCAAGTTATGTGCGTTAACCAATTTCGCCAAAACCCCAATTGGAGTTTACAGGATTTGAACCCGTATACCTTTCTAATGAAAGAATTGCTGTATGTGTCTTATGGTCCAAGTGGAGCGACTCAAACGCTCGGCCTCTTCATCCCAAATGAAGCGTTCTATCAACTGAACTACACCTGGAAATAAACTATATTTTTATTTTAAACTAAATCAATTCCATCTAAAATAAAATTTTGTTCCTTTTTACAATGAACGCAATACATTATTTTTCGATGTTTCTTTCCTTTGTAAGAAAATCTTTTAAAATTCTTAACTTTAGGAGCGGTCATTTGTAAATGACAAACAGGACAATGAAAATACCTTAATTGAAATTTCATTATTTATACCTCTTAATTAAGACGATTTTTTAAATCACAATCAAGTATCCTATTAATTAAATTACATTTAAAAATACAGTTAAGGTCCTGCACCACACATCCGATCTTTGTTCCCCACATATAGGAGTAGGTATGGCCTTTAGGCAGAATCGTATTTGTTATTAACTGCCCATGGTAGTCCAGGTGAGACTTGAACTCACGACCCTGCGATTATCAGTCGCATACTCTAGCCAGCTGAGCTACCGAACTATAAACAAGACTAAATTATCAATACTATTGCTCTACCAATTGAGCTAACTCCCGATGGCCGGGAGCAAAGGACTTGAACCTTTAACACATAGTTCCCTTATGATAAAAATTGCTGTTTTAGTCTTTAATTTATATATTTATTATATAATATTTTTTTATAAATGTCAAAAAGTTTTATTAAGTAGTTAAAAACGCATTATAACCTTTTGATTTTAAATCGTTAATTACTTTTATAGCATTTGCTTTGACAGAAAAAGCACCGACTTGAACTTTATAATACTTACCAATCTTACGAATATAAGCATTTTTATAACCTGCTCCAATAGTATCAGGTAATGCTTTAATTTTCAATAAGAAAGCGTCAGCATTAGATTTAGATCCAAAAGCACCAAGTTGAACACGATAAATAATTTGCGGTTTAAGGTAAATAGCCATTACATTATCAACTGCACGATTGCCCCAATCTTTAGTGATACAAGTTCCATTATGAAGAACTTTTGTGCTACCACCGCCATCAAGGTTAATAGCATAATCAACTTTTAATGCTAAAAGTAAATTCTACATTTCTGTAAATGCCATACCTGGCTTTTCAATAGCGATTAAATAAATATTAAATTTATTATATGCCAATACTGTTCTACGAGCTTTATAATTTAACTCTTTAGCATAAGTAATTTGAGTTTTTTTGCCAGCCTTAATTAATACTGGATAACCGCTAACAAAATCTTCAAACTTTTCTGTTCCAATTATACCGTATTTCAATTCACCATTAATGATACCAAAACCTTCTTTATAAGAAGAAGTGGAATTAATGATTATACCATTGTCCATATAATTAAAACAAGTGCCACCATTATCCATACTAAAGAAACCACCATTAGTTAAAATAGTAGGTTTAACCGCACAACTATCATAGTATTGCTTTAAGGTCTAACGCGGTTGAGCACATAATGCCATATCCAACTTACTAATTTCTTCTTTTGGAATTTCAATAATTTTTACATATGAATAATTGCTTGGAGAATATATCTTCATCAAATCACCTTCCTTAATATTTTTAAGATTTCAATGATTCTTATTAATGAAATATACCCTTGGCATCCCCGGAGCGATTCGAACGCCCGACACAAGGATTAGAAATCCTTTGTTCTATCCAACTGAACTACGGGGACAAATTCGCTACAAGACTCTTCATTCTTCTTAATCTCACATTAAGCGCTTATTGAAAGCAAAAAGTTGCTGTATGAGTCTTTATTTAGTTAAGAAAGGAAATACCATGACAATGGTAGGGCGAGGGAGACTCGAACTCTCCATTGAGCGATTTGGCCTGTGAGTTAAGATTTGAACTTAAATCTTTGTAGTACTTCCAATATTTTACCATTTTAAACTACCCACAGATAAGTCGCCTAGTCTAGCCTTTGACTTACCACCCCAAATCTGCGAGTTAAGAAACTCGCGACTTCAACCAATAAACTGACATTCGTTCATTAGGCTGATTTGTCATTTCACCTTTTGGCCCTAAAATTTCAGGATAAGACCAGACATATTCATTAGCAGTCTTTTCATCAGGAAATTCAACTTCTGCATAGCAAAATTTTCCATCAACTTCGCTAACCTCAATCAAACGGTTAGGATTATAAATATCTTCGACCATATAATAATCCTTGATAATAGGATTATAACCTTCATGTCGAGTTTTCTTAATCATTTCATAGAAATCTGCGGAAATTGGCGTTTCAATTTCTTCACGAGAAAGACCATCACCATATTTATAAGTCATCTTATAATCAACTTGATTGGTTTTAAGATTAATAGCCTTCCGCACTCGAATTTCTTCAAGCACTTTACCATCATTATCAAAATCAATCATAAGATAAATTTGTTCAATTTTCTTATGACGAACACTTTTTTCCTTCATCCAAGAAGGGATATTTTTAATATCAAACTTACGTTCGATTTCCATCTTTATACTCCTTTAACTCTTGGAAATAAGTAAGAATCTACTCATTTTTATCAATAATCTCTGGACTATAATTATAATACTTCATAGAAGCAATCTAATCTTTCCATTCAGCGATTAACTAATCTACGGTATAATTCATAATTTCACCTACTTACTGTTGGGGTGACTGGCGGAATTCGAATCCGCGACATTCTGAGCCACAATCAGACGCTCTACCAACTGAGCTACAGCCACATGGTGCTTTTGGTGAGACTCGAACTCACATGAACTTTACGCCCACTAGATTCTTAGTCTAGCATGTATACCAATTCCATCACAAAAGCATTTTCTTATTTTCATATATTTATTATATAATATTTTTTTTATAAAGTCAAAAGGGGCCGATGTAAAGTATATTCACTTTACATCGGCCGTCGCGTTAATAAAGATACTGTTCAATAGTGTTTGCGACCTTAGTTAAAACAACAGACTTAATTACGCGCTCATCTTTAGCCTTTTTAATAGCTTCCTTACGCTTTTCTTCATTGCTGATCGTCCAAAAGTCATCAGGATCAATGTAAACTTCAACCTTTTTCGGATCGGCCATAATCATGCCCTTTTCAATCTTAATTGAATCAGGAGTCAAGGCATAACGAATAGTCTTACTATCCGAGGCATAACCATCATACCATCTTTGATGATTGGTATTAGGATTGTTAAACAAATTAACTGAAGCACCATAGGTATTATATACATCACCATTTACCGTAGTAATAGTGATATTGAAACGAACATTGGAAGTCTGAGAGATATTAAGGTCTTCAAGAGTTTCTGCCACACCATAACCCTGATTAAGTTCAAAAGCAATCGCTCGAAGATAATCATAAGTCATATTAACGGTACGAGAAAAATTCACGATATCCTTAATACCATCTGCATATTTAGGCTTAACCTTATCAGTTAAATACTCAACGATCTCTTCCTCAGTTGGGAAAGTAATCTTAAAATGATAATGGAAACGACCAGGTCGATTCAATAGATAAGTGCTAAGTCGATCAACTTCATTACAAGTAATGACAAAAAGCTTCTTACCATTATCAAGACCATCAAAAAGAGAAAGCATTTCTTCCTGCGGAGAGGGGCCCGCATGGTCGTCAGAGCTATTAGAGAAATTCTTTTCAAACTCATCAAAAATAATTACGACTTCTTGCTCGATACTGGAAATAAAATCTGCGATACCGGGCATATAAGTATTAGCCAAGAGAACAGGATATCCGTTTTCAATAGCGTGATGAGAAAGAATACGAGCAAACAATGACTTGCCAATACCCTTCTGACCACTTAAAATAACACCAAGATTACGGTCTGAATACTTAAAAGAATTAAGCACCTTATTGACTTTAACTTCGTGATTACCATAAATTTTTTCCTCATTGACCGCAAGATCTGGACGAGAAGAAAGATAAAAACCTGCCATCTTACTAAAGCAGACTTCAAAAGACATAGGCGGAAGTCGCTTATAAGTCTTAACGTCCTCACCATAAATCTGATAGCGAGAACCAGCGTTTACAATATTCATACTTAATCCTCTTAATTTAAAATTTAATGGCGAAGGAGAGAGGATTCGAACCTCCGGACCCCAAGTGAGGTCAACACCTTAGCAGGGTGCCGCATTCAACCAGCTCTGCCACTCCTTCATAATATATAAATAGAATAATTTACTGCTTAAACAGATGATATCCTCGTTTAAACCATACCACACCCTCACCCAACGCCTCAATTATTCTATTTATTTACACCTATATATGATTAGCTTAGGTTTAATACTATATCCACAATAACTACGCCAAGTGCGATAATTACTAAAAATATAATACTTTCTATCAGGTTTAATATTACCAAATAAATTTAAAACTCTCAATCCTTGCTTATAATGAGAAGTTTTATTATTTACTTGGTAATTAGCCCAATCAAGAATTTCTTGACCGCTAAAACAAGGATTTTTATAACTTAAAATATTTTTCATATTCTATCTCCTCTGCTTTTCTGGACTTGGAACCAGCCTATGGTAGCATTAGATAGGCGACCGCGCTTATCGTTCGCTAGGACAAAATTCGCACTCATCGCCAAAGATCAAATCATCAACATCTTTAAACATATCAGACAATCCTCCTTTTTTATTTAATTTTATGAAACAAAATAGAGAGTAGAAAAACAATTCATTTCTATGGAAGTGAGAGAAAACAACAATCTATATATCAAACGAAAGGGGAAGTCAAATAGAAAGATAAGTAAGAAAATGAACTAGATGTAAAAGACTCTCTCTATTGTATAGTCTTTTGTTTCTATATATTTAAATATATAGAAGAGTAGCCTTTCTAACAGGCATCCCAACAGCCTCGAGCAGCAAAGAGGTTCCTCATTTGTTGGTCTTTTGGTGGGCGGAGACAGAATCGAACTGCCGACGCTAGGATCTTCAATCCTACGCTCTACCAGCTGAGCTATCCGCCCATAATATTTATATTGCTACGATTCCCGATTCTCCACGTAGTCATTCTTCCTTTAAAATTGACTAAAAGAATGTGATATTTTATTTATCGTACTACATCAACAATATAAATAGAACAAGACGCTATAAACAATCTTAAGCATATGTATTTCGTACATTGATGTTTTAAAGTTTGCTGTTAGCGCCTTAATTATTCAAAAAGAAAGGAAAGATAAATTATGCATTTGCGGGTTCCGCATTTTTCGGTCTGCGGAACTTTACATAACGCTCACCATCATATCGGGACATCCAAATGATTG